CCTCCTAGCTTCGGTCTTAGACTTGACTAAACCGGATCGAACAAATAATTCAGCTACATCCATACCAATCTGGGGTTTCATCCTCGCCTCATTCTAGGATGAACTATTCTACCTCGTTTGAAACTTGAGGGCAATGGAGTTTCAGGAAAAACTAGCATCTCAGTTTTTCCATCTGTGTACCAGTGTTTTCCCAATGATGTTGGTGCTCTATTAGGTTTGCCCGCATTTAGGTCTCCAAATTTTGGAACATTTGGATGTTGTTTTCGAGAGTTGTACCAACCAGCTAACATTAGATCTCGCGCAAAAATAGTTGGAATCCAATCTCTTTTTTTGATTTTCTTATTTTCATTCCCATCAGTTATCCACATAGTGCCAGATTGAGAATTGCCAGAACCAGTTTGAGCTTCAGAAACTCTTCTTCTCGCTTCTGGTGTATGGGTTTTCCCATACATAGGATTGTTTTTTCCAGACATATCGATGTATCGCGGATCACCTAAACTTTCGTTGTAATATCGATCCCAACAACGACCATACCTATTCTTTAGGAGTTTGTGCTCCAGCTCAAACATCTCATCGTTTGTTCCTCTAGCAATTATTTTTCTAGAAATACCCTTTGGCATATTTTCAAGGAAATCTTTTCTTTCTGACAGAGTTTTGCTCGAGCCAGGAACTATGGATTGGAACTCTATCGATGAGGAGGATGAATGTGTGTAGTGTGGGTCTTTGCCATTGTGCACACCCAGATAAAACTTTCTGGTAGATTTCACATACCAAAGATACACAAATGCCATTATCCTCGTCTCATCTTGGCTACTTCTTCAGCCTGTTTTTTACCACGGATCGGAACTGCATTTGATTTATGCATGGTCGCGATACCGATGATCTCGTCACCAGTATATATCTTCTCTTCTTTCTTAGCCATGGAAGAATTATAAAATTGGTCGGAGTGGCAAGATTTGAACTTGCGCCCCTCTGGTCCCAAACCAGATGCGCTACCAGGCTGCGCTACACTCCGATGATCATGGGTGGAGGTGAGAGGAATTGAACCTCTCGCTCGGCTCGCTTGACTCGACCGTTCCCCAGTGGTCAAGGATGGGGAATTAGCTCGACCAGACCCTCCTAAAACTTTCTTCAGAAACTTAGCATGCTCAGCTTCTGCTTTTAGCTGAGATGCTGTTTTCTTGCGCTTCTTAGACTTACGAGATAATCTCGTGGTCGTATAATATGCTGGCATCAAACCCATGATCATACTCTATCATAATTTACAACAAAAGCAAGGGAGTTATGAGTCGGGTGTCTCGACCCAAAATTTACTATCGGGCATAGTTTCCTCAAGAACCGCTAACAGCTCCATAGCATTACCGAAGTCTTCTTCCTCGGCAAACTCGACACCATCAACAAACAGCTTAAACATTCAACCCTCCGTCTGAGACCAGTTAAACACTGTGAAATACTTAGGAGACTTCTTGCGCTCGATGCGACCAGTCGCACGATCGACCTTTTCCACCTCGATAATGCGGATAAGACCGATACCTTTGGAACCCTTCTTGACCTTCCGACCCATTTTACGAGCCTGAGCGAAAGTCATGAAGCGAGGATCATCATAACCAGAAGTCATGAGGGTATCGGCGTTTTGACCAGTGTAGGGGCGATTTGTTAAAGCGTTGATCATAATATATTCTCCTCTCAATCAATATATACATTCTAGCATATAATGAGGATATTGTAAAGTGAAAAAAGGAAAAAAAATGAAAAAAAATTAAAATTTAGGAGAATATATGGTGACCAGCTCCTCTTTGCCCTTAACTTTGATCTTATCCAGCTCAACACAGGTAAATTCCTTCGGCAGCTGCTCTTGAGTGTAAGATGAAAGGATAACTGGGGTCACATTACCAGTTTCAGTTTTATAATTTCGAGTCGCTGCCTCTAATCTAGCAGCTAAATTTACTGCGTCTCCAATAACAGAATAATCAAAACGAGTAGAGCTGCCCATATTACCGACGATACACGTACCAGTGTTGACACCAGATCCGATATTGATTTCTGGTAATCCTTTTTCTGCGAATGCACGTTTTAGATCCTCCGTTTCTATGGCACACTCCATTGCTGTTTTGACAGCCATCTCAGCGTGATTATCGCAGGGCAGAGGTGCGTTCCAAAATGCCATGATACAGTCGCCCATGTACTTATCGACCGTTCCCCCATTGTCTAATACTATCTTGGTCATACGATCTAAATAATCATTGATACACTCGACCAATCCTTCGGGATCATCGTTGTTTTTATAATGCTCAGATATCGGAGTGAATCCTACAATATCCATAAACAAAAATGACATTTCGCGTCTATCACCACCCAGCTTCAACATATCTGGGTTTTTCTGTAGTACAGCAACCTGACGAGGATCAAGATAATGTTCAAACTGCTTTTTGATTTGTTGCCGCAAACGATATTCGAGTATGAATCGGAAGAACGCAGCGACAGCCCAAGCGACGAAAAGCGCAAACGCTGGGAAGGACCAATCTATAAGATACCCATGACTGGTAAAAAGATAGGAGCTGGCGAAATAACTGCCCACTACAAATACAGGCATGATGAGACTGAACAACCAAGGTAATGTTAAAACTACAATGACTAGGATCAAACCCATAACGAATGTCACACCGAGCTCTGCTATATCTGACCACCAAGGTCGAGTGATATTCACTCCTGATATCATCGTCCCGATTGAGGTAGCAATTACATCATGCGCATAGATCGCACCTACAGGAGTCGGAACGACAGTATCGATACCAGAGGCAGTTGGCGATAAGATTACAATCTTACCACGTAAATCTGGCAGTTGCTCACTCAGGCTGTATGTTTTCGTTTTATATTTAAAATCGAGCCAGATAGATGCATTAGAATCAGTCGTTATGATTTTGAATCCTTTGACGCGTATCTTTTCTACACCAGCGTCACCAGTTTTTATATCATAGCTAGGAACGCCGATAGCAGCACGCAAAGTTTCTATCGCCAGTGAGGGATACATTTTATCATCAATACGAACTACAAGAGGGAGGCGACGAACAACGCCATCGGCTTCGGGTGTAGTGTTCATCATGCCTACACCAGCTGCAGCATCACCGATTTGTTTTATCGGACCGACAGCTGTGTTGTATGAGTAGAGCCAAGGTTGCCAGTCTAATCCTATCTGGGACACACCACGCGCAACTGGATTGCCCTTTCGTTCTCCAGAGGGTATCTGCCCGACAACAACACGTTGCAGTTGTTTGACAAAGTCAGAATCTTTACCGAATCTGTCTTTGTCCGCGAACAGGATTGGCATAACAATAAGACCAGCCCCATGCATATGAAGGCGGTCAATCTCTCTCGCGAGAATATCTCTACTCCATGGCCACTGACCATATTTCCTCACAGTCTTGTTATCAATAGTTACAGTTACGATATCTTGTAATTCGATCGGATCTTGCTGTTGTTGGTGGATATCGAGAGCCTTGAGTCTCACCACCTCCATAAACCAAGGATCTAAATAACGAACGCTACAAACTGCAGCTAACACAAAAAATGCTAGCAAAAATTTCTTCATGCATTCATCCCTGGTCCAGCTTTTTTATCCTCTGGCACACAGGTCATAGCTGAGGGGATAGCATCACCATCAAACATACTATATGCGAATCGAAAGAGATCATTTTGATTTTTTTCTGCGTATTTGAAACATTCTTCTTCTTTCGTGAAGACTAATGGCTTATCACCTTCGTGCGTTATATAAACCGAGTTATCCCAGCCCGCATAGGATGGGTCTATAAATGCCATAAAAACTAATATTACATATTTCATTTCATTGTCCTTGAGTCACACTCACATTACAACCACCAGTCGTCAAACAGTTTTGAGATAAACTATATGATTGCGCTGTTGAGCCTTGTTGCACTAAATCTAAATTTGTCCCATATGTTCCATTTAATGTCACCGTCGCAGCATGAGCAGCACTTCCCTTTTGGTTCAAACTGACATCATTCCCATCGTTGTTGATCGTAAGATTGATAGTCTTACCAACGTTGGAAACCTGTCTTGTGAAAACATCATTGTTGTCACCGTATATATAGGTGATGTTGCTATGCTCGTGACCGCTATGTTGTGCTCTTTGACTTCCTTTGAAGTTATTATTATCGCCGTGAATATCCAACCTAACAAAGTGTCCACCATGCTCCTTATCATCCTGATCAAAGGTTGTATCCGTGCTATCAGATAGTTCATAACCTTGCCCAAACATGACACTATTATCATCACCTAAAATATGAAACTCAAACTCATCGCCGCCACACGTTGACTGATTACAATATTGCTTGACCTCGAAATTATTATCATCGCCGTCTAAGTCGCCACCATGTGAGGCACCACTTCCCCAAACATGTGAGTGTCCGACATATGCATTTTTACCCACCTGATCAATATCAACAGTGTTTCCTGCACCACCATAGCTAAAATCAACCTCGTTGCTGCTGCCATCAACATTCACAGTGATGTTATTATTATTTCCGCTCGTAACCTGTTCGATAGTTATGGCGTTATCTGCGATAGCCTCAGTTCTGATTAATAACAATAAGAGAATCAGAGGCATTTTCTTGAGTATGAAGTATGACATCGCTTCCTGCCTGATTTAATTGTATTTGTGTTTGGGAGTCAATACCCACTGTAATTTCAGCAATCCTGTTATCAAACTGACGATATATCACCCATGAGTTTCCATCCTCAAATATCTGTGTATTTCCTTCTTCATATGCACCAGCCTTTATCGGGTTCTTCGGAAAGAGCTCTGTAGCTGCAAACAAACTTTTATTGAGAGCATCTAAAATATTAGCTAACAAGTTCATATCTAAAAGATTGAAATCTAACCTTGTAAACTCTAACTCATCACCCTCTAAATTGTTTTCATCAAGAGTGTTTATATCAAGCTCATTGAAATCTAAAATATTCTTACCACCGTTCGAGCCATTACCCTCTTCCTCTTTTTCCTTGGGCTTCTTTATGATCAATAGATTATTAATTTGATCTATTGATAAATCTAATATGACAGGTCTGCTCGGCTTCGTTTCTGAAGTTCCTACAACAGTTGCCTGATATGCTTGATTCATTATGACTTGACCGACATCAGACTCCACAACAATTTTACCAACCGAGCCGTCAGCATTGGGCAGCAGTATGATGAGAGATTTACCTATCTCATCAACTGTCATGCTGAAGGAGGTTCCCAAAACACCGATACGTGCAGTTGGCGTGCTTATGTTTACAGCCTGTCTATTATTTTTAGCAATCAAACCGCTGGCATATTTTACTGTTCCGAGTGCAACCTTTAGTCCAAGTCTGCTAGTTGTAGGTCTGCTACTATCATACACGAAATCATCTATGACTAACTTGCTGTGTTTTTCCACACGGACTTTAGTCTTATCATCAAAACCGATATTGACTGTGCCGTTGCCCGTGCGTATGTCATCGTTCATTTCGACACCCAGATTCCGTTTCACAACAAGTTTTTCTTTGCTGCGAAACAGATCTGCAGTGCCTGTATTTTTTTCTACTGATCCTATCCCTGCGAAACTAATCGGCGACAGTGATAGTAACAGTAGAACTAGAGCCATCCGTAGTAAGATCAACTGTGCTCGCCTCCGCGCCAGATTGTGTTACACTAATTGTAGAGCTGCTACCAGTATGATCTATTGTCGTATCATGCTGAGCTGCACCAGTTTTAGTGGCTGTTACAGTGTTAGACCCACCTGTGATATCGATATTAGTGATCTTATCCGAAACACTCGATGCTGTTGAATTTTCATTCACAGTCACAGTATTAGATGCACCTGTGATATCAATGTCTACATCGACATCATCGACATCAGAAGCACTCGTCCCTATGTTGACATCCACTGTATTAGAATTACCAGTGTTATTGATAGTAACATCGACATCATCTGAGCCGCCGTTGGTTCCACCTGTTGTACCAATATTAATTCCAATATCACCACTGTTACCTTGAGTATTTGAAGTGACATTAGCAGTAGAACCAAAGATATCATAATCTAAGACATTGCTCGATCCGACTTGGTCTATATCTAAGGTTGTTGATGCACCGCTACTTGTGCTGACATCGCTGCTCGTACCAACACGGTTTCCCGATCCGTCTTGGTTTACGTTTATGTTTGCGCTTGATCCTGTTTGATCAATGTAAATCTTATTATCTGCTAAAGCAGAAGACATTATAAACATAGTCAACAGGAACGCTGACAATGCTTTCATTTATTTTTTCCTTTCGTTGTTAACTCAGAGCTTTGGTCATTTGTTTCTTCGTAATTCCAGAAGTTTTTTCTCTTTCCTTCTTTCACTAACTCGATCACAGCTGACTCAATACCCTGCCTGACCGCATAGTTTATTGGTTCGTTGGTCGAAGTTCCTGCCTCTACTTCAAGAACTTTAGTTCCCATATCGTAAAATTTGAACACATTCAATCCCACGCTTGTGCTCAAAATGGTCTTTTCGGTTGTAACAGAAATCAGCACTTCCCCTGTCAACACGCTGACTGCTCTTAAACCTATAGTCACAACGTCCACCCTCCACTGGTTCATCGGTCCGATACCTAATAATCTAACACCTGCACCACCAGTGAATTTATTCGAATCATATCCAACAACACCTCCAGTTATCATTATACCCGCAAACTGTAGTGCTCCTAATCTTTTCGCTTTTCCTCCGTCAAATGTTTTTCTTGCATTTCGTATTATTTGCCGCTCTTTTAAAAGATATTCTATGCTTCCTCTTTCCACAACATTGAAGAACTTACCATCAGATAAATCCATCAAAGCCTTTATCAAATAAATTTCTCCACCCTGCGTAACTGCACTGCTGAGTTGTGCTATATTATCAGATGGCTTTCTCTGACCAGTTTTATCAGAGAAACTATATACTGCAACCGAAACAGGTTTCCCATTTTTTATTGCAGGAAACTCCTTCAAACTCTTCTTCATTGGTGTTTCTGCAACTTTCGGCACCACAGATGTGAACTCTTGATTAACCGTTTCTGCCGTGCACCCCACCAATAAAATACTCAGCAATGCTAACAAAACTTTCAAAATCCAAAATCTCCTGTCGGAACGATTAGTGTCGTCGTTGTTCCATCAGCCTGAGTGATGGTCATTTGTATTTCTTGACCCACCGTTTCATAAGTTACAGTGTTGCCAAGTATCGAGATGGTTCCACTTTCTGCTGCATTTTCTCCAAATAGTTTTTCTGATAATTGTTTACTCAACTCTGCATAAACTCGGCTTTCGAAATTTCTCATAAATTTGTTGATGTTTGTATTGTTTGCTTCTCGTTCTGCCTCTCTTGCTTCTGATTCTTTTTTTGCCTTTATAGCTTGTTTGCGTTCATGTGTTAGGTTTTCTATCGTTAAAACATGCGAGCTGAATCCTTGACCATTAAATGCTGGTGATCTAAAACTATGTCTGAGTTCTGATGCTGTGGCGAATGTTGCCCAAAAAATTATTCCGACAACTATACCTGTGCCGATACCGGAAACGAAAACTCTTGTAAGATCAGCTTTCGTGTAGATATATGGAAAGTGCTTTTTTAGCACCTCTAGGGTGTCAATCCCCTCTCTTATCTTTTTTCGACTTTTCATTACCTTGTTTCCTCTCGTACTCAAGAATCATATTCAGTTTGGTATTGAGACGAATCAAGTCATTATCCAACATTCTAATACGATCAATCAAGGCAATCAGTGTTCTATTTGCATTTTCTATGACAGGATCAACTTTATGAGTAGCCCATGTCCATACATAGTACACAAAATATCCCAAACCTACAGCTGCGACAATAGGAAAACCGAAATCCTTTATCGCTTTTACTAAATCCTCCATCAGTCCTTTCTCGCGTCATTTTTGCCATCAGCTCTAGCCAATCTAGAAACATCTGGCTCAACATCGAATGCGTTGCTCATTAATGTATCAATGCGAATGATATCGTGATTCATAGTTTGCACACGATTATCAAGCGCAGTGATGATACCTTTCATTCTATTGATATCATCAAGCACACCTTCCAAAATGAAGCGCATTGTCAGAAAAATAAAATAACCACCAGCCAATGCTGCTGCTATCGGAAAGCCAACCTCAGCTATGAGTTTGAACGCTTCTTCCATATCTCTCCCTCCTTGCTATTTATAAGGAAGTAGATGCATCTCCGGCATATATATTAAGAACGACTGCTATCCTGAGGTTGTCATCTTCACATTTTTGTGGACGAACATCATGTTCTAATAAAGCAGGATGGATAAGAATATCATCCTCAACAACTTCTGGCTCATATCTATGAAACATCCAAGAGTTGAAGGTTTCATCTTCTGCATATTTTATACGAGTCTTAGATCTTATCTCTTCAAGATAGGCTGCGAACGCAGCTGGGTTGGTAAACCTCGTTGAACTATGAGCCATAGGGTCAAACCGAACATAGTGTATTGCTACAAAATCACAGTTAGGGTGAATATGTTCTTGGATATATTGTGACTTCCCATAGCATGTGTAATTAGCTATGTCAAAACTAAACTCAAATGGTTTAGCAGCGATCGTGTTAAAAAACCTTTGAAGAACACCCATATATAAATTTTTGAGAGAGTGATCCCAATCAGGCGTTTCAAAATTTGGATTGTCAACATCATCGTACATGTGATGAACATCACTGGTAGCTTCCCACCACTCATTACGACTACGATCCTTCTGATAGTTTCTCGTGATCGTATCGATTATTTCTTGTTTGTTATATGATCTGGGATTTATATTTTCTTGCCAGATGGGCATCCCAAAAAGCAAATCTCTCATTAGAACAGTGCGAAAATTATCATGATTGTTGAAACAGTGATAAACATACCAAGAGCCAAGACACCAATAAATTTAAGTGTCTTGAGAGGATGAAGCACCATCAAACCTACCAAGAAGCATATTATTAGGAATGTAATGATGTTTCTATCCTCTCAAGAACATACTCCAAACTGTCCTCATTCGCCTGATATCTGATAGCGATACCACCAGCATCAGTGAACTTATCGACGTTTGAATATTTATCATCAACAAGAATATTCGGTTTGCCAGTGAAAGGTGCTCGCGCATACTTTTCTTTGTTAGGTGCAAAAACGAGCTTCTTCCAATCACGAGGTATGAAGTCACGCTCCTCGAGCCAACGACGTTTCCAATATGCTGAGTTGAAGTGGTCGCCACGAAGTGGACTAGAACATATACCCCAATCACCTGCAGTCATATTTTCAACTTCTCTGACCAATTTACTGGCAGTCGGAAACGCATCAAGTTTCAAAAAGAAGTTGGTATTTTGAATCTTGGCTATGACAACATCCATGTTGAGTTCTTTCCAGTGATCTACATGGTAGACCTCTTCAACTTTACCGAAGAAGTCAGCCAAGACACCGTCCATGTCCAAGTATACTGTCATCGCTCAGCCTCGCCTTTTTCATACTCATCTAAGCCATTTAGGAAATCATTGATTTCCTGTAACGGAACCTCACCGATATTATCGGCATCAGCGACCGTCATAATGTATGACCGGATCGGTCCAGGTATTTCACGGTGATCAGTATAATCGTACATAATATATTTTCCTCTCATTTGATTATGACTCATTATGTCATATTTCGAGAGAATTGTAAAGGGAATTATTTGGTGTATGAAATCTTCAATCTAGCATTGTATGTCCACTTACACCAGCCATCGAAAAATTTAGCGACCAAACCCTGATTCGGTGGACCAGCTGTAAGACCATCTTCTATACGTCGAGTGACTACATTGTACTCGCAATCGCCGAATGTTATGACATTTTTGCGTTGTAGAAGTGATTCCATACCAGTTCCAGAGTTGACGCATACTACAGTTTCAGCTCGCTCAAGTAATTGGTGAATCGACATATCATCAACATATAATATACCCTGCTGACTGCATATCTTTCGCAAAGGCTCCATACTGCCTGGATTTACAGGATGCCCCTTCACTATTAGAAATTTCTTTTCTTGTCGGCATTGATTTATTGTATGTCCCAATGCTTGCTCTACAGATACTTTGGAATGGTATTTTATAGTTTCGTCGTGTGGTATCTGACATGGGAACAGCACATAACTTTCAGGAACATAGTTCGGTAGTTCCTTTCTCTTTGTTGGCTGAGCAAACTTCGTGCCGCCAGACAGGGTGTATTTTCGCAGTTGATCGTAGTTGTAACTGCTACTCGTGCCCATATTCATGATATCTTCGCCTGTCACCGAAGCACCACCTGCCCAACCTTCCTTATCGATATAAAAACGCCACGGGAATACTGTTTGATGATAATACCTGACATCGATATTTTCTATATCGGGGATCGGAAAACTATGCGCTTCCTTGTGAGGTATGTATGCGAGATCTGGCTTGAGTGCACAAACTTCCTCAGGAGTGAACTGCCAGAGAGGCTTCTTCAGTATTTCAACCGTGTCACCTTTTTCTTCATGATCCTCAGTAAGACGCGTGACTAGGTTTGCCCAGTGAACTCGGATAGGATCGTTCGGTGGACCCTCAACCTCTGGAACCGGACCTTCTTTAAACATACAATCCAGTCGCGGAGCCAATATCAAAACTCTCATTCACATCTCCAATAATTCAGCGAACTCTTCCTTCTTTCCGACATAAACAGGATTATCATATTTACGTGGACCTTTGCCAGTCCAGATAGTAGTATTTTCTATGAACTCCCAGTCCATAAACTCTGGTCCAAAAATACGACAGCTTGTATTATGCATAGCCCTATTATATCTTTCCCACAAAACTACCTGATCAGTGAACCAGCGCAAGTCTCTAGTTTCTAAATCTTCAGCGACTTCCCTTATGTAGTTTTTAGAACGCTCGCTAGTGTTTATGTAGACAACGCCAGCTGCAACATTTGATCCTAGAGTTTCCCAAGGATTACCGTTGTTGAATGGCTCTCTAATAAATAAACCGATATCCTCAGAAAATCCTGGTAACTTTTGCATGACCAGGCAATCAATATCGATTATGAGAGCAGCCCGAACTTTACTTTCGCCGAGCCTTTCGGTTGGCTCCATATCCATAATTTTATTCCAGGCGAGAAACCTGTTTAGTGAGTAGTACACACGCTTCTGCTCTTTATTGAGATTGCTCAAGTCGACCTCCTCCCAAGTGTATGTCAGAGGTGCAGCCTTTCCAGCTATCTTGAGAGATGCCAACCTTAAATTTTCTAACAGCGCGAGATCTTTCTTGAACGGATTTACAACGTGAAGATGCAGTGGCTGATCATTTACGGCACAAGAGGCAGTGAGAGCAGCCGCATGGTCACGCAGATAGATAGGGTCGCAAGAAGCAAAAGCGCAATAATGATTGGGTGTGGTGCCATTTATCATTTTCCTATTTTCCTATTATGTTATATTCTAGTGGTGGATATGCGCCAGCCTGACCATAAAAGCCAGCGTCGTTTGCCTCTATAAGTTTTTGCTCAAACAACTCTACCAAATCTTTTCTAGGATGCTCTTCGGCTGTTCCTGTGAACCACCAAGGCTCCCATGGTTGAGTCGCCATATTTGTCCAATGCAGCTGATACATATCATCAACCTCACGATCCTCACCGTCGAGACAGTTCCAACGAGGATCTAATTCTTCAACAAAGTTATCGTTTCCGCTAAACTTTCCAATCATACGAACGTGAAACTCAGGATTACTTTTTTGCCTACGAGCTGGGACAGAAACTAGATCACCCATCTTTTCGCAGTCGATTACCATAACACAAAACTCATGACCGCCGAACCTGTAACCTTTACGCGCAGCCACTGGTTTACCTTTGAGATCTGTATCCCATAGATCGCCAATGTCGCGGAAGTTTATCATATCGCAGTCGGTGTATATTGCTCGACCTTTGAACTCACAATATTCAGGAATCATCCAACGATATCCAGAAAATGGAGTTGGCCAACGCTGCGTCGCATCTTTTTCGATTCCCCAAAAATTTTCCATATCGCGAGTCTGACGCATCCAAACTATTTCGAGTTCGCGTTCAGTATTTTTTCTTAGAGTATGTTCATAGATCGCTTCAATAGGAACATCCTCTCCATTACTTGAGGATCCAATAAACAAACGGATAGGGTCACTCGTACTCATAATGATCGTACCTTTCAATATCTGTTTCAACACACTCTTGACCCCACTGTATCTCTGTGATCTTGAGTGGTTTATCTGTTTCGTTTGACAACATATGCCATTCGTTTGGCATTATAGATAATCTATCGAACTGGTATAAGGTTCGCCAAAGCTCAACATCGGAACTCGAAGGGCTTATCGTATATACACTCGCTGCCCCATCTGCAACGAACCATTCTTCACTACGTTTTTCATGACGTTGCATGCTCAATGTTTTACCAGGATCTACAACCAGTTCTTTGAGCTTTACGTTAGGTGAGTCGGAACGAAGAACACGATAGTAACCCCATGGTCGTTCGACCTTCGGTCGCTGCCACTCATCGAGAATCCAACGTGAGCTGTTTTGTTTTTCACTTCCCCCAATCCCAAAAACAAAACTGACACCATGTGTTTCACCCCAAGTCACCTGCTCTGGAACCTTTCCTTCGATACGATCGCCGCCATTCGCTACGATTAGCTCATCTTGATTACCCAAAACAGTTGCACGAAGTTTAAATATAGCAGATGAGGCACCGTTATGATCAACACTATCATCGAAACCGATGACCTGATCCACCATCTTCAAATTTTCTATGATTTCAGCACGCTCATCGAAGGGCATAAACGGTCTGCCTTTCTTGCGCTCGAGCCAATCGTCGGAGTTCAAACCAACGATTAGTTTATCACCAAGTTTAGATGCGTGTTTGAAATAAGAGATGTGTCCAGAATGGATAGGATCGAAACCGCCTGTCACCAATACATACTTCATTTTTCCTCCAGTTTCTTCAACCTCTCCTCAAGATCATCAATCTTTTTTGCTACGTTTGGATATTTCCTACGCCAAGCAATCTGTTCTCTATCAAGGATATCTATATTATACCTCTTCGCAGCCCAATCCGCAATGGAAACGAAACGTGCGTAACACCATTTTCCGAGTTTAGTGTCCTTGAACCATTCGGTGGTTGCAGTGCCGAGCAGACTCCCAGCAATATTAGAGAGAAGCCAAATCCACATGTTTTCTATTTTCTAAATGTTGTTCAGCAATATCTTGTTTCGACTGCCCATGATAGGGAGCAGCATGATGCTTTTCGACCATGTATTCGTTTATAGATTTATCAGCGTAATTTGTAGTTCGCCATAGCTCACCTAAGATTCTGCCGAACTTGCCCTTCCCGTGGCTCTTCAATTTAATACCACCTGAATCGTCTAGCATATTTGTTAGAAACTGTTTAGCGGCGAGACCATACTTCTTTTCCTCTAGATCTCTCGTGCGTGATTCGGGTGTGTCAATACCATACAGGCGCACAGTTTCATTACGACTCCAAATACCAAAGCCCAAATCAACATCGACACGAATGGTATCACCGTCAATTATCTTTACAACCTCGCACCTATATTCATACATCGCTTTTCCTATACTTTGATTTTTCTCTTATGTGTTCCGGAGCACGGTGCCATTTACCATTGATATTTCCATTGATATATGTTTCATCCTCAAGCACACCGTGTAAAAACTGCTCGCGAACCTCTTCATAATTCACACGTCCCTTGGTAGAGTGGAGCGAAATGATTTCTCTTCGGAAGTTTTCTTTGCCGTGGTTTTCAATTTCTTCTTTGAGTTCATCGCTTGATCCATAGTATTCTTTCCAGTCGGACTCACTTTTTTGACGACGTTTGGATCCTTTCTTTTTACGAAAGGAATAAAAATATTTTCTCCCGATATATTTTTTATCATCTATAAGACTTGTGATAACATAAACGAAACCAAAGAAACCATTTATATCTTCAGTTTCGAAAACCTTTCCCTCGAATGTCCAAGGATTGTCGTACATCACATCTCTTCGTCATCTTCATCCTCTTCTATATATTCATCCTCTTCGTCCTCTATTTCGGCACCGCAAAAAGGGCACCACTCTGGAGAATCCTCCACATATTGAGTATCATACTTTATGACGAACTCAGCACCGCATGATGGGCATTTAACCTCTTCCTCTATTTCGTCGAGAATCGTCATTACCAGAGTTCCGAACCCCACGTTTCAGTTTGAACGTCAGTAATGCTAGGAACTTTGTGCTTACTGCCCTTCTTCCATATTTTTAGTTGCTCCTCCCAACTCATGGTATCATTATAATCCCAAGTTCTTGTTTCTTCATCCAATCGAATAGGTGCCTCGTAATCAAGAACAAACTTACCAAGTTCGGTATCATAGTGTGCCGGAATCTTTATACCGACACTTTCACTATAGGGAACAACTCTGCTCAGCCATATTTGACGCATCTCATCATTAGTGCCACCACGGATTCTATATTTTTGCTGATCTGTTCTAGTTTTAAGATTATCGGGTAAACCGAACCATGAAGCGCATAGAGGGAAATAGAAATCAACACACTCCTGAACTCTAGCTCTGCTTTCCTCATCCTTATTCCAAAAGAACTTTGTCCATTTTTCACCATGACCAACGTGGAAAGTTTCTTCAAAGTTTACTTTTCGCAATCCGCGAGCGAGTGGTGCATAACTGCAGTTCTCCTCAAGATCAACTGTCGTAATATATCCAGCTCTGTCTCCGTAACACATACTTACAACTGTTTCAATATAATCTTCGTGAGGAAACTCTAACATCTGAAATGTTCGCCACTCTTCCGGATCACGCTCAAATAGAAACTCATGCGTATCATAACCGAAGTCTTCTAATAATCTATACATAACTTGCGCATGACCTAACTCATCTTGACATGCAGATGCGACTGCTATTTTATCTTCGAGTGTTGGTGAAGTTTTGATAGCAGGTGAATATGTTGGTAATGTCACCACCTCTAAATCTGCAGCGATGTGAATAGTGTTGACCAACACATCACGATAGCGAGGAGACATTTCATCTGGATCCTCTATCTGATAACCTGTCGCAAGTTTTTCCTGTAGCCCCTGCTCATTAAGTTTAGTTTTTCCAAGCATCATCCCAACTCCCTGTTAAGCCAGCAACCTCATATTCGGTTACTCTATTTTCGAAAAAGTTAGTATGGTCTGCACCATTAAGAACCCACTCAAGCCAATCAAGTGGATTGTCTTTTACTTTGAAGTTCGTTTTCAAACCAAGCTGTAGTAAACGTCGGTCGGTGATATATCGGATATATTGTTTGACCTCATCTGCAGTCAAGCCTTCGATATTGCCTATCTTATATGCCAGCTCGATAAACTTATCTTCGAGCTTTACAATGTTGCGAGCGATATCGTAGATTTCTTGTTTGAACTGATCGTCAACAATACGAGGATGCTCAGCACAATATGTTCTGAACAATCTTGCATTGCCTTCAACGTGAATCGACTCGTCGCGAATCGACCACTCAACAACCTTACCCATACCTTTCATCTTACCAAACCTCTGAAAGTTTAGTAACATTACGAAGGAGGCAAAAAGTAAAACACCCTCGTTGAATACAGACTTCGCCAATGCTAGACCTAGACCACGCCGAGTCGTAATATCAGCATCAGCCATGTAGTCCACTTTATCAGCCATTTCTTTGTACTCTAAAAATGCGAGATACTCATCGTCGGGCAAACCAAGTGTATCGTTGAGCAACGCATAAGCACGCTGATGAACACCCTCGCGCGCAGCGAACGAGCCATGCATATTTCTGATCTCATTATTTTTGAACGCAGGTATGAAGTGTTCGTAATAATTTTTTCCGACTGCGACATCGGACTGAGTGAACAGTCGTAGAATCTGAACGATGAATGACTTATCAGTTTCAGACATCTTACCAGACTTCCAGTCCATCACATCTTCACTCAAATCAAGTTCATCTTCAATCCAGTGTATCTTTTCATGTCGTTGAGTTATCTCAACTGCCCAAGGATATTGAAACGGTTTGTAAACTTTAGAAAACTGCATAAGTCCACCGCGTATGCGACGAACTAATGAATCACCCTGATCTAACAGCTGTGTATATCCACCAATCAGTTTGTCATTTATAAAAATTTGTGGAACCGAATGAACTTTGTGTTGCTGATAAAATGACAAACGTGTTTCCTCTTCATCCATCACATCCTCAGTGTATGTGAATCCTCGACGGTCCAACCAGTCTTTTGCTCTTATGCAAAATGGACAGTCTGATTTAGAAACGATGCGGATATTATCCATTTATCTCCCTTGCCCCCTATATTTTTTGTATGATCTGCGTTTACTCTTATTCATCGATGATGTTTTGATCATCGAGTGATTGCCGCCGATACTGGTTTTCTTCGGTATCGACTCATGAACAGTTACTGAAACTGTTTTAGATTTCTTTGCCATGTTATATCTCCATCATCCTTGACATGCTACACATTCTTCTTGAGACTCAACTTCTACACCATCCATCAAACGGTCTCTCTCAACTTTCTTTGATACGTTTTCTGCACGGTTTGAAGTTTCTGTTCGTAAATAATACAAACCTTTGCATCCCAGCTTCCAAGCCATGTAGTGAACTTTAGAAAGCTCGCCTTTATTAGCACCAGCTGGGAAAAATAGATTCAGGGATTGTCCCTGACAAATATACTTCTGACGATCAGCAGCTTGTCTCACCAAAGCTATCTGCGGTATTTCATTCGCTGTAGCAAACACACGCTTCTGATGTGAGTTTAGGAAATCAAGATGCTGTACCGATCCACCATTAGTTATAATACTGCTCCAAGTGTCTTGTGTATCTTGACCGATATCTTTGAGTAGTTTTTCAAGATATCTATTTTTCACCAAATATGATCCTACACGTGTGCGATGTGTATATGCGTTTGCTTTACTCGGCTCGATAGATGGTGAAGTGCCAGCGATAACACCACTGTTTGCGTTTGGTGCGATAGCAAGTAAGTGTGCGTTGCGGAAACCAGAACCGACCATGTCTGGTGCTTCGCCTTTTTCTTTCGCGATCTTTTTCGTTTCTGCTACAGCCTCTTGCTTGATATGCTGGAAGATACGTTTATTGAGTTCGGAGGCATGCTCACTTTCAAATGATGCCTCACACTTTTGGAAGTAAGAATGTAAACCCATAGCACCCAAACCGAGAGACCGCTCACGCTCTGCAGAAAACCTTGCGCGGGAAATAGTATCGGGTGCGTTGTCTATGAAAACTTGTAACACATTATCGAGGAAACGAATAAGATCACGCACCATCGTTGATTGTTTCCACTCATCGAACTTTTCTATGTTAACAGAGGACAGGCAGCAAACTGCAGTGCGATCTTTATCTGTTACAAGATGGATCTCGTTACAAAGATTTGAACCGTTAATCTTGAGTCCGAGTTTCTTTTGAGTTTCGGGAAGATAACGGTTCGCTGTGTCGATAAAGTTAAGGTATGGTTCTCCTGTGCGATAGCGCACTTCTAGAAGATTTTCCCAGAGCTTACGAGCCTTCATTGTTTCGCGTGGCTTATTATCGTTCGGATCAACAAGATTCCAATCATCATCGTTTTCAACAGCCCGCATAAAATCATCTGTGATATTTACAGCGTGGTTGAGATTGAGACATTTTCTATTGACGTCACCAGTCGGAACGCGGATAGAAAGAAACTCTATGATATCAGGATGTGAGATATCGAGATATGCTGCGTATGAACCCTTGCGAGTTTTACCTTGCCGATACGCAGTCATGTCTGAGTCGACTGTGTGTAAAAATGGTATCGGACCTGGAGCGATATTACTCACGGAGCGGACGTCGGACCAGTGACCGCCAACACCACCACCCTTTACTGATAGCCAACGCAACTCAGCTGTGTGATCGATCAAACCTTCAAGTGTGTCGGGAACATATGTCAGGAAACAAGATATCGGAAGAGCCTTTACTTTTTCGTCTGGTAAAACTGCATTAGACAAAACAGGGCTGGAATACATAAACCAGCCCTGTGATGCATAATCATAAATGCGTTGCGCTAGATTCATATCGCCATCGCAATATGCGACAGCAGCACGAGCGAATGCCTCTTGACAGTTCTTTTCATCTTTCCGACAATAGTATTCTTTCAACAAACTTATAGCAAACTCAGATAGGTCTTTTTCCCTGGAAAGATCAATAGTAATACCAAGATGCTCTCGTTTTCGCGCCATATTTTATTTCTCCGAAGGATTTAATTTTGAAACTCAGTGATCAGAGGTAGGATCTTCGATATGACGACACCACATTTTTCAGCTATAATCCGGTGTTCTTTCTGAGTCCCTGCTTCTGTTCGTAGTTCTATATAGTGTATCCAAGATCTTAGTGTTCCATTCATGTACATCCTAGAAACAGTGAGTCCCTCTGGCAACACAGCTCTCGCTTGTTCCTTCGCTATATTATTTTCAATCGCCCATTGATATGCTTGAGTTGCGAGTTTGGTGATACCAGCTTGCTTCCGGTTCCACTCAGATATCAACTCTTGCTTCGCAGGATCATCTTGAATCGATGGATCATTTTCTATTTCAATACTATTTTGCCGATTTTTAGAATCTTGTAAACGTGCCTCTCTCGTCGTGAACTCAAGTTCTTTCACAGGATCGGCATATCTTTGGCTGAACTCTTGAAACGAAAACGAGCGATGTCGCAATATTTGACGAGCGATATCTCTCGTTGTAGTAATTTCTAAACACGCACTCGCCATTTCAAAGGGTGACCAGTGTTTGTACTTGATCATGTACCTTAGAAGTTTTTCCGTGGTTTCAGTATTTAATTGGTTGCTAGGATTAGATACCCTTGCGCAAAATGATATAAGGTCTTGACAATCATTCAAATCCTCAGAAAAATCTTCCGATGGTTTCGAAAATGAAACCAAACGGACAGATTGTATCATCTTTTCCAATCCCTTATTGCTAGTTTCAGTTTTAATCCCGTGTGGGTGTTTGTATTTAGTATGCCCATTATTTCCCGACGGCTCATTCCTGCTACTATCCCGTCGTTGATATCCTTGTATTTCCATGTTGCTGGCCATATAACTAAATTATATCCTTTCTGACAAAATGACTCAACCTTCTTAACGACTTGTTTGTTCCTCGGTTGATTATCTAGGACCAAAGTCACTTGCTCTTTCGGCAGAGAATACACAGCACGATTAAAGTCTGTGCCACCAGGAGCGATACAGTTATCTACAAACATACTGTCAAACTGACCCTCGACAACAAAGATTTGTTTTGTGTAATCGATGCGATCTAACCCATAGACCAGAGGTTTATCTTGCTCGACACGTATGGTAACATAACGAAGATTCGAGTTACCCATAGCTCTACCAGTGACACCGACAATATTACCAGTCATGTCACGAAAGGGAATGATGATGCGCTCATCGGCTATCAATCTATCTTTGTAAAGAGGATTCAGTTTTTCGAGCTCTTTCATATTTTTCGCATAGAACATGTCACCGAATCTATCCTCGGGAACTTTGCGACCTTTTAGATATTGAACTGCTCGATGTGTGTCAAGGAGATCGGTGATACGTGGTAAATCTAGCTCGAGTTTGGGTTTAGTCGATACTACAGGACTCTTATCATTTTTGATAATGAACTCATCGACTGTGTTAGCTGTGTGTTCACGATTCGCGAATGTTTCTAAACGATAGGCACGTGCGACATTAGTATCAACGAAATCTAAGAGTTTATAAAGTGAGGCACTGATATCACAGTTATGGCATTTGTATACGAGCGTGCCCTTGTGCTCAAACATATAGCCACGTGCTTTGAATTTATTTTTTTGAGAGTCGCCACAGAAAGGGCAGCGAAAATTATAAAGCCTATCACCCTTCCGCTTAAACTGGAGCAGCTGGGTCGAGATCATGCCAATATACTTATGGTCAACCTGAAGTGTCATCATCAAATCATTATATAGCTAAAGATGTCAAAATAAAAGGGACTATCCGAATATTCTTCCCAAAGACTCCATTTGTGCAAGAGAAAAACCAATCACCGTGGCGACGCCAACAACAAACCAACGCCAGCGTTCTAACTTTTCTAGACGCTCATTAGTTTGAGAGTGTTGTTTACGATTTTCTTCTTTAAGTGATTTGAACTCTTCGGTGATTTCTTTTTTCATATCACTGATACGCTGATGAAGTATTTCACGCTGTTGCTCATTGTTTTGTAAACGAGTTTCATGAACAGCAAGCATCTTATCAACAGTAACACTCACTGCGGAAAGTTTATCTATCGCAACGTCAAACTTCCCAGCGAGACTTGCTATCATCTCCATATCTCTTTTTAAGATTTCAACATCGGTGCGGATTCCGTCAACCATCTTTCCATCTTTCTTGATCTATGTTAAGTCTTTTAACAGCGTCTCTTACATATCTATCAAAGTTCCCATTCCAAAATAGAAACGGAAAGAATGCATGAATGAACATGATGATGCTTATACAAAATGCCCACAATGCCTCGGGGAATGCAAACTGAAAGTGCGTGAAGTATGTATTCTTCGTTTCCTTGAGGTGTTTAAAATTCATAAACATTATCCTGAGGCTGGTCCACCTCCACAGATACGAACCGAGTAATAGCAGAAAAACTTTTTCCAACAAGGAACCGAAGGCTCTGCGGAGTTCATACCCATCAGAAATATATCATCAGCCAACCCACGTGCCATACCCCACTTGTTTATGTCGTAGTCCTCCTTACTGGAATAATCACGCAAGGCAGCATAAAGATGATCATGAATCACAGCTGCTCGGGCAACATCCCAAGGGGAAATAAAAGCCCAACATGCACGAGGGACAGAGGCTAGATCTGTATGCATACCTTTCTTACATGTTATCTTTCCTGTATCACTTATATTAACACCGACCTCTTTCAATAAATCGATATCTGCAGATGAAATATCATCTGGAGTGAAAGAAAGTGCCTTGTTAAGAACCCAAGTTTTAGGTGGTGTGAACTCGGCGTTAATTTTACCGTTGAACTTACCTTTATCTTCTAACATTTAAATTCTCACTTCTTTTTCGGTTTCGTCAAAGCCTGTGCACCAAAGAACGCAGCTACGATACCAGCGACAGCTATAAAGTAAACACCAGCCATGTCACCTAGGATCTTCGCTGCCTGATCGATATTGAATATTGATGCTAACAAAACTATCGCAGGATATAGTAGCATACCACCCAGAGAGAACCAAGCCATAGTTCGCTGCGCATCTCGCATCGCATCAGCATCTTCAAGTTCTTTTCTTTTGAACTCGAGATACATCTGATGTTCTACGGGATCAACGACACCATCACCGTTTGTATCGGCTGGGTGATGATTACTTTTTACCTCCTTCGTCTCCTCCTCTGCCATCTTTCTTCTCCTCAGGTTTAACTGCTTCCTCATAATAGACGATAATTTGTTTTTGTTGTTCTATATACCGTCTCAGTTCTGCAAAGTTTAGCGATAGATTTTCATAATCCTTGACCGATATGGCAATGTATGAGTCTCCACCATTTTTCTTTTCGTATGCCTTAATAAAATCTTCGTAGTTGCTTTTGTTTACTACATAGATCTTGATATCATTTAGCTGGACTGCCTTCGGGTGCTGGACTATTGGCACCTCGGTTCTTACTGTTTTTGTTACAGTAAGGACTTTCGGTTCCGGCATTAGCGAACATCCCATCAGGGTCAGTGATATCATAAAGACAGCCCCATAACCTATCAGTCGCATTTTGCATCCTCTTTTCTATCATTCCTGGCTTCTTATTAGCCAGATGCGTTAAATTGTGTTTCCGCAAAGTATTACGAAGCTGATCTCCGTACCGCTCTGCTGTTTGTAGCTTTCCTTGTAACTCTTTATTTATTTTTTCAAACCGCTCTCTATCTTCAATCATGATGTTGATCGTTTCTTGTTGCTGCTTCGTTGCCTCCTCGAGTGTTGCATTATTAGCAACGAGCTGGCTGATCCGAGCCTGAGTGCTATCGTAATAGTATTTGGCACCCCAAGCTGCCGCGCCGAGAATACCGATAACCATAAGAGCGAGATATACTTTTATCATTTCATTGCCTTTTTCGCTTGCTCTCTCTTTCTTCGCTTCAAGAAAGCATCTACATCAAATCCCTGACCATATTTTTTGTTTCTACCTTTTATACCTATTTTCGGTTGCCTTCTCGACCAATGAACAGGATCATCTCCTGTTCCGGCGACAGCTGCGCCAGTTGCATTAGCAGGCGCATCCTCCATCATGGTACGGAGATCTGAAAAATCTTTGCTCGAGTTTTCCCTGAGCATCTTCATTTCTTTTTCTAGCTCTTCGTAGAGATATGCTGCATCGTTTAGAAACCGCTCATCTTGCTCGCGCAGTAATAGTAGGGCAGCAGCATAAGATGCTAAACGAGTTCTGCCCCCAGGAACTTTTGCCAGTAATTTTTTAAGATTGGCAATCATGATATCGTAGTATCCCCAAGATTTATTCTGCTCGGGTGTGCGATCTTTCTTCGGCAATATAACTTTGCCATCTTTATCTATGACACCAGCTTTGTAAGCATCCCATTTATCAAACGGTGTGACCAACCTCTTGATAAACTGATAAATCAGGAATAGATCTACGACTCCTTTTGCCATACGGCATCTCCTAGTTTTCTATGTACTTCTCTATCATTTCGAGTCTATCATGATAATGTGAAATACAATCGATTTCTTTTTCCATAGCCTCCATAACATCTGGATGCTCACCTATCCCAACTGGATTAGTAAGATACACCTCAACATTCATTTTATGTTTTTCAATATTACCTAACGCATGAGCCTTTAGTGCATCTATCATATTTTGTCTCATATCTTTCTAAGCCTTTCAACTAATTTCATATCCATAGAAATATCAGTTCCTATTAGTACATCCTCAAAAACACCGTCAATATATTCTGGCCAACGAGCGATCAACATCAAAAATGGTTTAAGATACTCGAGATAACTTTGTAACTTAAACACTAGCATCTTAGTCAATGACTCACCCTCAAACACATTATACAATATGATCAAATGATTAAGCACCAGCCTTTCATTTATCTCGCCCGTCTTTCGGTAACGAGAAAACGAACGACTGATGCTTCTAATCCTTGTCAGATCCTCTTGAAACTCTTCTTCCGAAGAGCACATCGGATTATCATATCCCTGTATCGCAAACATCATGAAGTTCTTGTCACTAACATAATCAAACATACTCTAGAAACCTAACTTACGAGAAGGTCGATAACGCTACCCTCTTGATACTCGTTGCATTTACACAAATGTACAAATGTGTATTCGAAAAGAACATCTGTCCTACACTCAAAGATTCAGTGGCTGTGTTATTGGACGAAGGGTTTGACTTCAACGTGGTAATCATAGTGTTAACAGTCGTAGCCTTCGTGGTAACCAAGTTAGAAGCCAAAAGAACCTTATTTCCTGAAACAGTCACGTTCGCCGTGAACGATGTATTTGCTGGAACGGTAGAAAAGAAGTTCTTCACATTGATTCGTTTGGAAGCAGGTGTCCCATTCGGATCGTCAACAATCAACAACTGATCTTCATCATTCGTCGTTGTTAGCTCAGTGAGCTGTGTTACTTTCTTATCTGCCATGACTTAACCTTTCAAATTAAGTTTGTCCAGCTGGGCGCGCAACCTGGAACGTAGTAATGCGATTGCCGTTACCATCAAGCAAGTTGTTAGCAACACCACCAGTGATCACTAGGTTCGCTGCCGCTGTAATACCAACGTCAGGATTATATAGTGACATTCCGGACATGATTACATTGGACTCAATGGCATATGTAGCTTTAGCATTACCAGTGCCGCCCTGTAGATTGCCCAGCTTAAATACGATAGTGTTGTTAGCATTATCGATCGTTACACTGTTGTTAGCAATAGCAACAGCTGCGTTACCGCCGATCGTATTAGCTAGATTGATGATAGCGTTATTACTCGCAGCAGACGAGGTGTTCGCCCTGAACTTCATCGGTGTGTTAAACACAACATATAGATTCGCAACCGTATTAGCAGCGATAAAGCCATTCGCATTCAGCTTAACATAAACCTGAGCGATATCAGGCTTGCCCATGTGTGAAGCACTGGAAGGATAATCATCACTACCAGTTGGATTAGCTGCGACAATGATTTCATCAAATGCGCGATTAGCTCTGCCACCAGTTCCGTGAGTTCTACGAACCCAACCAGCGGAAGTTGCGATTACGTTACGTTTCGAAGCCATGTTATCGGCTTGATAGTGTGGCTGGTGTCCTTTAATTATAGCAGCAACCGTGTTGGCACCAGCCGCCACCTGATTACTTTCTTGACCAAATCCCCAAGTTGACATTTTTTTCTCCTTCGCTTTTCGTCAAATTGTTCCGACTACTCGGCATAACAAAATTCTAACTCTATTTATAACCATACTTCTTTTTCGCAGCTGCCATTCCAACTGCATAGGGGTTATCGACCTTAGATCTCATCTTTATGAGTTTCTTTGCGATCTCATGCCCCTTGGTTATTACTTTTTTGGCAGTTCTGATGCCTCCATCGATGGCTTGACATCAATCATATCTTTCTTACCTTTCTTTTCCTCCGACTTGGCAGGTGGTTTAGGTTTGAAAGTTTTCATACCACCGCCAGTTGCCATGCGCTTCATAGCACCTTCATTCTTAGGTTTCTTACCAGCCTTCTTCATGGCAATAGCGATCGCTGCTTGCTGAGCAGGGTTAGCTGCCTCGCCCATATCTTTGACATGTTTCATAATTTTATCTGCTTGACCAGCATGTGCTTTACTAGCTTTCTTCAGCTTTTTCGCAACTCCAATCAAAGCATCATCTTCGCCTACAATTTTTGGAAGCTGTTTGATGTTGAAGTCTCTTTTGAGCGCATCTCTTGCAGCCTTTACATCACGCTTGCTTACAAAAAGATCTCCTTTGTCAAAACGACCATCGATACGTTTTTTCTTGAGAGCTTTCATGACTGTATCTTCGTAACCCTCATTCACATCTTCTTTTTGAAGTTTAGTAAAATTTTTCTTGAGGTGAGCAGCTGCAGATTTTGTATCTTTAAAGCTCTTTGAAATTTTACCAGAACCAGTCATGACATGGTGACCATCACGATCAGAAGAAACATATGGCTTTTGCATTGCTTCTTTCGTCGCTATGGCTTTCGTAATAGCTTTCCGACGTCGATGTAAAAACTTATCAGTAGAATCTACATCACCATCGTTATCGATATCTTTATCCTTGCGATCTGCGTGTTTCCCTTTGAGTTCTTTAGGATCAACCGGATCTAGTTTCTTTTCTACGACCTGACGAACAGCATCGAGTAAGCTGTCAGGCAAACCGAAATCTTTGTTATTCCTCATCTTTCTCTCCATTCATTTTCGTATCTAGGTAATCTGACATATCGTCGATGCGAGCAACAGCCGTTGCGACTTTATTAGTCCACCATGTAGGAATGCTACCCTCATCAGGCAACTTATCTAATGCAGCTTTCATTTTTTCAAAAGCCTTCAAGCCGATCTCAACTTTATTTTTCATAGAAGCGACATCATCGTGTCCATCTTCTTTGAGATTTAATTCTTTGATTGTAGTTTCTAGTGATTTGTACATCAGCCTTTCATCAAATCGGTGACCGACTTGCCTTTCTCCCAAAATTTGCAAGACCAATAACGTGCTTTATATTTTGGTCCAGGGTTATCGCAGTTATGCCGCGCTCTAAAATTTTTACGACGAGCAGGATCGTCGCGCTTGATTTCGAGATTAGGGTCGCCGAAGTAAACCTTAACAACGTTTCCCTTATCATTGCGCACGTAAACCATGCGCTTGGACTTGGGGTTATCGGAGCGAGTTGGGTTGTTAAGTTTTACTTTCCGACCCTGATACTCAGCTTGCTCGATTATGTCATCATCAGCACAACCTTCACAACACGGCTCTGCTTGCTCTAAGACATATTGCCTGAAGGTTTTCATTTCCTTGCCCATCCTCTCGATAGATATTCGTTGACTTTTATTTTATCGATGCGCATCTCTTTCATTTCACCTGTGTTTGGATTCCTACGGAAAATAAGAACAGTGCTTGAATCAAATTTATTGGGCTGTGATTCTTTCACACAGTTCGGCACAGGTTTTCCACTCTTACCTTTTTTCATACCGAGTTGCTTATAACCATCCCAACAAGGTCCAGCTTCATTAGCAGTGTACAATCCTGACTCTCTGGCAGTTGGCGAAAGCTCAGGTTTATCTGCTGAAAAAGAAGCAACAGCATGACCCTCTTCTTGACCAGGAGTGTCGCGTTTGTATTTGTTGGCTAGTTCATCAGAACCTATACCCATCTCACCGCTGCTGTATTGCTTGAATGATTTTAGCTTTTTACCCATCTCGCATCTCTTTCGTTTTCTTCTTCATCTTATTTATGTATGCACGATATACGTTTGCAGCTGCAGTTTTACCCATGACTCTAGCTCTTTGCTCCATAGCTATCGCTGCCTGTATTTTATGAGCATGAGATCGACCTGATTTTTTGATCTTAGCCACACTCGCTTTCGCATCAGCTGTTGTCGCAAACTTCAACCCCTTGATAGTTCCCTTTGGATTTTCGTCCGTATACAAATCAGAGTGTTTGTCTGAGCCAGCTGGTTGTCCAGGCTTCCTAGGAATCCTCGGCTCTTCTGTTAACTCTATGAACGAAACGAACGAAAGCATTATTTTCTCTTCCTAGCTCGAGCTGCGCTTGCCTTTGCCCAAAGATCTTTATCAGCAGTCGTTCTAGTTTTACCACCTGTGATGAAAGAGTTCACGCGAGCATACGCCCATTGTTGCTGACTTGCTCCTGGGCGATGACCTGTTTTCCAAGCAGCCATACCTCGGTTGTAAACTTGTTTCAAGATACCATATGGGATACCAGATTTTTCAGCTTTGTTTTGTAAACCCTTCAGAGCTTTCTCATCAAGTTCAACCTCATCTTTCAAATTATCACGCCGAATCGCACGAACTTTTGCCGCACCTTTTTCTCGAGCATGGCGAAGTTTCAACCGCTCTTTTTCATTATCATGCTTTTTCATGAGAGCCTCATCCTCACGAACATCGCCGACTTTGATTTCTTTTCTATCTTTCTTGAAAACCACTCGACCATCAGGCATCTTAACCTTTATCATTCTGACATCAGCACGACGCTCAATATCCTCTTGCGTCACTGACCTGCGTAACTTCTGATAAACAGCAGAGTCGCTGGTGGAAAAGTCGAGCAGCTTGTCTAGCAAATTATCGAGCTTCTTTCGCAAATCAGGATTCTTAAGAGCAGTGTCTCTATTACGAAGCGCACGTCGATACTTTTGTATTTCATCTTTCGGCACTAAACCGAGACGCAACAAAATATCAACCTTGCTCTTTCGTGAAGCCTTGTCACTTGGATCCTCATCATCGGAAGCAAATACCGAAGGAATGATATCTCTTGGTGCAGAGGTTGGTGCTAAATGGCTCGATGGGGTTACTGTGTACTCGAGAAACTGTTCAAACTTTGTATCGATATTTTCCTCACTATGTACATTGAAACCTTTCTTCTTATATTTGTCAACCTCATGGTCAGGAACATTCATTGTGGTCATCAATCCAGGTTTCTTCATCTTCACAAAGGTGGTTGGTTTACTTGGAGTGAAGATTGGCTTTTTTCCTGCAGCCTCTCGCGACTTATCGAACTTCTTTAGTCTATCAAGCGCAGATGATTGCTCAAGGAATGTTTCGAACTCCTTATCGATATCCTCTCCATACATTTGCTTGTACCTCGTTGTATATTGTGATGGTTTAGTTTTAGCGGAGTCACCAGGAGCCTTCTTATATGCACGTGGGTCATCGTCTTTCATTTTAGCCTGACGTTGAAACTGAGTGTCTCTCTTTTTCTTTGTTGAAACTTTCAAGCCACTGTGATACTGCGCTGGTTGTTTCCCTTTACGATCGCCGATATCGCTGTCTTCTTTTTCGAGTATCACCGATTCATTTAGTTTATTTTCCCACCATGGTATTTCTGGATCAGTCTTACCATCATCGATAATTTTTCGAAGTCTCTTATCATACTCTTCCCTTGTCGCAGGTGCGTCACCGTTGACAGCATCGATAACAAATTGCAACGTTGCGGCACATATGGTCAAGCTCGCACATTTTCCTATAACAAATCCGTTCAGTTCATCGATTATAATTGTTGGGGATGCCTCCTTCAACTTTCCAACCATTTCTTGTGGAACTTTGAAATATAAACCACCCTCTACATATATTTTTGCAGGATATGGGTGCAGCTTATTAGTGTTTGAATCTACTATACGAACGAAATCGAAACCATCTATGTTCTTGAACACAGCAGAGTATGCCTCTCCACTTTCTGGGTTCTTTTCAATATAGTCTGGCTTGCCGAACTCATCAATCAGTTTCTTAACAAAATCTTTCGGACCCTCATATACCCAGTTGCCTATATCAACACCCTTATAAGTTTCTTCAGATAAAAAAGTTTCAAATCGAATATCGATTTCTTCTTTTTTAGCTGACCTTGCTTTTTTCAGTCTTTCCATTTCTTTTCTTCTAATCATTGGTAACATACGTCTAGAAAAACGATCGACTATCTTACGAAGTGCTGGACCTTTGTACCTGTTATTGAGTTGTCTGTCGATATTAATTTTATCGGTTCGGCTCAGAGATGCATACTTCGCGCCACGAGAGCCAGCAGCTCGGCGACGAAGGATATTCAAAGCAGCTTTGCGCGCACGATATTTAAGACGATCGGGAGTTGCCATACGTTTTTTCTTGATAGCTCGAAGACGCTTCATTCTTGGAGCGAGTCGCTTCATGCGAATTGCTATCTTTTGTCTCTGCTGAAACGTGAGTGGCTTTCTCTCGTTTAATTCCTCTTCGTCTTCCTCGAGTTCATCGTCGTCTTGTTGAAAGATATGTTTAGCTAAAACAACATCATCGACTGTAGGTTCGAAATCTTGATATTGCGCTCTCTTGATATAATTTTCAAGATCCTTATCTTTGAACTCTGCCTCGAGCAGTTCTACTTCTTCTCGTATGTTCATTCCTTTTCTCACATCCTTGTAGAGTGTTTTCTTTTGTGCTACAGATAATCCTGAGGGAGCACCGTCAGCGAACTCTTTTTCTTTACCAGTTGCAGCCAACTGACGCATTTTAGTTCCACTCATTCCAGCAACACCAGCATCATCAGGATCACGAGTGCCAGCTGATACCACTGTAATTTTTTTGAAGTTATAGTCTTTGCCGTTGTACTTGTTTAGGAAGGTTCTGAAATTAGATACACGATCAGAACCGACAACCATCGTGATCTCTTCTATGCCCTCTTTTTCCAAAGACTGCATAATTCCAACGATGTTCTTTATGTTTGATTGCTTCACGACGTTGCCGAATGCAGCGCGTGCATTTTTTATTTTCTGAGAATACTTTAAGGGATCTTTCTTAGGATTTTGCGTATGAGAAAGATATACACGAGGTTCTGATCGTTTTGTGCGTGCAACTGCGATAACCTTGTTAACGAGCTTTTCATGCCCGACGGTAGGAGGATTCATCCTACCAAATGTTATCGTTGCTTTCTTCATCGCAGGTTTTCCTTAGACTTACTGCTATGCGAGTTTCCCTTGAGCTTATCGCATTGTGGTTTAAACTTTAAGAATGCTCACCACTATTATATTTGTCATATGATTTTATCACCTTTTGTGGATGATGGTGGCCACTTAGGCGCATCGCGTAATGACCCATATTAGGATCTTTCCTATTAATAAGAGTATGACCTTTCGGATGATGATAAACATCGTGAGGAACACCATCTCTATCTTTAATATTTGATGCAGTGGGTTTAGTGTTCTTTATGTGAGCATGATCAGAACTTGGCATTTTTTTACCAGCATCACCATCTTCATCATGTGTAATATGGTGAACCATATTTTTCTTACTATAGTCTGAAATAACCTGTTCTGCAATTTTCTTTTTTTCTTTTTTGCCCTTATGCATATGATCCTCAGCTTTCGTAACCTGTAGCTTTTCGATCATTACCTTTCTTTCCAAACCGTGCTCGAACACAACGTCGTACCAAGCAACCTTACCATCTTGATCAGGGTCAGCATGAAGTTCGGGAACACAAATACCCTCGCCCCACTGTTCATGAACTACATTCTTAGCACAAAGATGCCAAGAGTTCGCAGGGTTTTCTGACTCAGTTTTTTCCTCGTGAGGGTGTTTGTGAGGTTTATCGCCTTTATGCTCAGGTAGAATATTTCTCCAGCCCTCAGGCGTTAGAATCTGATATGGCATTTTTTTCCTCCGAATTAGATCTATCTATCCTGTTATTTATACTTTTAGCAAACTTAGCAGCATTTTCGGTGCTGCCATGAAACATTATTTTACCGTTCACCATTACAATATATCTGTCGCCGCTCTTTATCTTTTCTACCATCCCTTAAGAACATCGGCAGAAAAGTTCGCTCGACTGAACTCTAGTCGGTCGACCAGCTTTACTGCTCCCCCTTTAGATTTATCGATAGCAACATATCCTTCAGGTGCTGTAACTCTAAATCCCTTTTTCGTTCTTAAGAATGTACCGACCGATGCCGCCTGATTCATTTTACGAACGATGATTGCTTTAGCGTCTACAATGGTATTCATGAAATCAAATATCGCAGCGAGCTGGGATACAGGAACAGTCAGCAAAGGTCCCATGACTTCTTTCTTTCTATCACGAACACCTTGCTTGCCTTTTTCGGTTTTACGTTTGTCTTCCTCTGCTTTGAACTTAGCGTCGAGATATGTAATCAGACCACGAGCATGAGCAGTTGTATTTTTTATAGGTTCACCAGCTCGGACCTTTGTATTGTTGTACGTCTTGACCATCATCAAGAGCTGTTCGTTATCCGCTATCGTCGCCAGTGCTTTAGTAGGAATCGTGCGAAGTAATCTGCCAGCTGCAGAAACGTGACCACGGAACTCTTTCGTTTCAGCAGCAGTCATAGTCGCCTGACCAGATACATCACGATAAGTTGCATCATCCATCCAAACCGAGCTGCTCTTTCTCAACCGACGAACAATACCTTTACCAAACGATGCACGCATTGATTGAATATCTTTTCCCTCGTATGTTGTATGCCAAACGACACCAATCTTTGATCGTTTGATTTGGCGACCCAAAGGTGTATTGATAGGAACTGCATATACAATCGTGTTGGGTTGGAACGTGTAATACTTTTTGCCCTCGATTGTTTCGGTATTGACATCACCACTGGTGAACATCATATCGCCCTGAACGACACCACTCTTCAAACCAAGTTTCGCAAACTCAGCGAGAGCAGTTTTGAACTTTGCGTTGAGAGAGCCAGATATATCAGCATCGATCTCAGCATTCGTTTTGTACATCTTAGGAGTTTTGTTGAACAAACCTTTCTTCGCAACGAAGAACTTTTTGTCAGCAGGATCAACACCCATAAAGATAGCAGGTGCACCATCCCACTTGACAGTGGCTTTCATACTGCTTTTGCTATTGCCGCCAAGCATCTCACCAAGTGAGGTCAGGAATGCAAATATCTCACGTGCACCGACAATACCTTTGTTCAGCACCAGATCTTCGAGGTGCTCCATGTGAACATTCTTTTGCTCGGTGAGATAGCTTTGAAGTTTAAGCATTGACTTATTATACCTTATCTATGACCCATACCAAAGGGAATTTATGTTAAATCTAATGCACGTCGGGTTCGATTGTTTTCCACATTGACTATGATTCTGAGACCAGCAATTCCTAATTTTTTACTGTTTCTGTTAGAATCAGCACGTATTAATATTGTTGGCGTTTCACCAGCAGTTCTAACATCTTGGATATTTCGATATATTTTCGAGCATTTAATAAACAAACAATCATTTTCGTAAGTAAAGTCAGCAGTGCTAAATGTCTTCTTTACAACAGCACCTTTGCCCTCTTTTATATCATTACCGAAAACAACACTCTTTTGCTCTGCTAGTGACATTCTAACTTTACTTTCTGGCACTATTTTTACAACGGTCTTTCCTTGATTTTTTTTAACAGAACCACCAGCAGCCATTATTGGCTCAAGTTTAACCTTTCCTTGTTTTTGAGCTTCATCTATTTTAGTTCTTATCATTTCACCAAATCGAGTGTCTGCCGACTCCCACATTTCAGCATTATCTTGTTTCAGAGATATCTTATATATCCCATTTTCGTGGATTAAATCAACATCAGACTTAGCGTAGTCTGATGTTTGTCTACCCATTTCAACAGCCTTTGAAACCTGCTTGATCGTGATCTTAACATTATTTCCTCCGATCAAACAAACGTCTAATGAACCACCTGTATCTTTTATCGCTTTGTTGATACTGTTGATAAAGACATTTTCGTTTTTTAGTCCAGCAGAGCCAGCCCCTTGTCTCTTAGCTGGTTTTCCTGCAATTTTAAACTGGTCGACCTGAATATATCCTACAGAGCTGAAATTTGTATTATCATTTTTAATTACAGCGTTGGGTAATATATCTTGGAGAGTGTTAAGAAAATTTATGCGTGCCGCAGTCGATCCATCAGCCAACAAAACTTTGAATCGATTTCCTTCAACTTTGAGCTTTCCGAACGGTTTAAGCTGTTCCTGTAAAGCAGGTTTGCTGAACGCCATCTATCATCTCCTCTTCTCCCTATTTATAATTGAGAAGTGTATCTGTGATAAATGTGCTGCTCCAGTGCATGAGCTTCATCTTCCCATGGTAGATCTTCACAATCTTTTGGGTATCGTTTGCCAGCGTATCGGCTGTCTCCGTTTCTGTATTCATACAGCTGATCTTTAGCGTATTGCCTGAGATGAACTATTTCGTGCGCTAATGTTTCAAGAAGAACTGGCAGTTTTAAACCTGCATCCAATCTGATTTGAAAGTATCTTGGTCTGTTGTATCTCATACTGTCTGCAGCGAAACAATCACCGAAAACTGCCTCATCATGTATGAGTAATTTGATTAGATCAATTTCTAATGTGATATTCGGTGCGACTCTATTACCAAGCTGATCATAGAGCATCCAAACTGCAGCAATTAAAACTTTTTTCCTAGTTTTAAAATTGCTTCCGCGGACTGTTATCTCTGGAACTTGCGTATGTGTCAAAGACTTGATGTTTGTCATGACTACGTCGTTCAGCCAACTTGAGCTTTTTCTTTGCTTTCTTTTTGCTGCGTCTTTCACGAGTGTCTCCATCTTCCCACACGTTTTTTGTGCGGCGATACGTTTTGCCCATAATTAATTTGCATCCTCTAAATGTTTTGCTGCATCTAAATATGTTTGATAATGTCCCATGACCCAACCATCATTGTGACCTGAACAGGCTTCTAGTTTACATGTCATGAGAAATCTTTCGCGATCGTCAACTTCCATTTCTAATAAATCTTCAATTGCTTCTTGTATATTCATGCTCTTAACTTACTAAAATCCTTTCTTCCTGCAATTTTCGTCATCCACTTCATATTATCATCTTCTTCTGCTCGCTGACCGAATGATGTTGTATCCATCAATGGTTTATCCTCAGACGTTGACTGAGCCGAATCATCTAAATCATACATCCTCATTTTAGCGCGATCAACTCCAACTACGAACCTTCTATTTATTGTTGGGTCATTGTAGCGGTTTTTAAGTTGCTTGATCATGATCTGATTGAGATCTGATAGCTGGTCCGAAGAAACTAACGCAATCATGAAGTCAGCGGTCGCTGGCAAACCGAAAGACTCGGAGGTATCCTCGAGACCAGGATCTGAGTTGCTGTAACCTGTACGAGTTGTTTGAGTTGCCGATACGATTGGTAGATTTTTTTCAACAGCCAAGCCACGTAGTTCTTCGGCGATCGCTTTGACATACGTGTAGCTATTAACATTCGCACCTGCTTTGATCCGAGCCGATAAACAAATATTTAGATAGTCGATGTAGATAATATCGGGAACGAACGATCGCTTGAGTTGAAGCTCGTTGAGCAGATGTCTGAGATGACCCACATGCGCTGAGGCAGTAGGAAACTCTTTGATAATCAGTTTACCAACTGTCTTATTACGAACACGCTCAACTTTCTTTTCATAACTATTTTTCGGCAACTGTGCTAGCTCATCAACCGCAACATTAAGAAGATTCGCATCGATTCTCTCAGCGATCTTTTCTTCAGCCATCTCCATAGTAATGTACAATACATTCTTACCGAGCACAAGATTAGATGCAGCCATATGACACATCGCCAGTGTTTTACCGACACCTGTGCCAGCTAGGATAATATTGAGAGATTTACGAGGAAGACCACCGCGTGTGATTGTATTGAGCATCTCAAGATCGAAAGGAATGCGTTCCTCAACCCTGTGATAAAAATCAAACCGATCCTCATAATCTTCGAGAAAGTCATGACCGATATGGCTGTCAAAAGAAACAGCCAGCGCAGAGGTTAGTATTTCTGGAATGCTACCTTTAGTTCTATCTTTGTCTTTGCCATCGATGATACCGATGCTGTCCATGATAGCGTTATAGATTGCTCGGTCTTGACAGAACCTCTCTGTTTCATCAATAAGCCATTGATCATCAACAGGCTCAGGCTCCTCTAAAGATTTTATGATATCAACACAACCACCGTACTGATCCTCTGATAGATTTTTTATTTGTTCGAGATCGATCTCAAGTGCCTCGCGAGAGGGGATATCATTATATTTTTGAACGAACTCGTTGATCCGATGATATATTAGTCTCTCACTCGAATCAGAAAAATACTCATCGCGTAAAAACGGGAGTGCCTTTCTAGCAAAATTTTCTTTATGAACTAGGTGTCGTAGAATCGTTTGTTCTATTCTCATTATCCGTCACAATGCTGTAAAGTATATGGGCAACTACTTCTTGAAACCTTGGATCTTTCTCTAGTGTATCATCTCCTTCATCTATGGTAAACTGAAATTTCACTCCGACTTCTTCCGTTTCGGTATCAAACGAACCAACCTCACCAAAATGAAACTTAGTGCCTCTGAACGGATCTTCCAATATTTCAATAACCGCGAGTCCATCTGAGTCTTCATCACGAATCTTGTAGTTCACTTTCCTGGGTGTCGTCGACTTCATCGATCCCAACCTTTCCATATTTAAATTCAGTTTCAGCAGCCAGCTCTAATTGATGCATCATATCCTCGGTAAAATACTTTTCGGGATCCTTCATGATTTGCTTGCCGAACAGTTTAGTACCATCAGGAAGTTCATAGCGAGTGCTGACCTTCTTAATGATCTGATATTTTTCGGCAAGTTCAAGCAAACCATAATAACGATCCAACCCTTCGTCATACGAAAGACGAACATCAACCATTTTGTTTTCTTTCGTGAACCGACTCTTATTCATACGGCAGTGAATAATATTACCGACAACGTCAGTCCCATCCTTATCTTTTTTCTTAGATAAGAAAACGATCTGAGAAGCTGCATACTTCAGACCTGCACCACCGCCCATATCTTTCATAGGCATGTAAGAGCCAATCACATCAAATACATGATTAGTCACTAGCATAGGTGCGCGAGCTTTAGCAAGTTTCAATGATAGCGCACGGAACGTTCCACGCAACAACTGAGCACGAGTCATATCGCGTGTATCTTTACCGTCGGCGATGTCCGAAACTTCTTTCTCAGTCGAAAGCTGACCGAGCGAGTCTAGCACGAATAGGATAGGTGGTCGCTCATCTGATTCTAGATATCGATCGAGTGTACGCATGACATGAGTTCTGAAACTCTGAACTGTAGTTTGCTCAGATACGATAACACGACTGGTATCGATACCTCGGTCGCTCATCATATCTTTTGTAACAGCTGCCTCAGTGTCATAATAGAAAACACCGCCCTCAGGATTATCGATTAGAAACTGACGAACAATACCTAAAACGAAAAAAGTCTTACCAGTTGCCGACTCACCAGCAAACGCAGTAATCTTATTATTGGGTGCGCCACCATACAAACTGCCAGTCAATGCTGCGTTTAGAATGTACGAACCTGTATCGATTGCTCCTGAAAACTCAGAAGAATGTAAACCATCCTCGGCGATATGTGTGTCAACATCACCAATATCTTTTACCATCTGACGAAAAAAATCACTCATTCACTTTTCCTTTTGTATAGTTACTTTCTCAGTCGTTTGCCAATCTTCACCGCTAATTATTTCAGCAGCATCACCTTTCCAACGCTCTGTACCTTTCCTCATTCTACGTTTATTTCTACCATTTCGCAATGGAGAATTAAGTTTTCTTTTCGGTTGTTTAGGTGCAACATCAATCCCACCAGCTGCTACAATCAAAAGTATCGCGAGTGGATCAAACACAACAACGAGTAATATTATGACAGCGCGAACTGCCTCATCAATCATTTCTTTAGCCTGATCACCATAGATTAGATCGGCGATATATTTTATCGGTCCGACTTCTGCCTCGAACTTTAGCTGTTCTTTTTTCAGAATTAATTTCTTATCACGGAGTTTTGATATTTCATTAGCTGCAGATTCTATCAAGGTATTGAGGTTGGTGCGTTCTTCGGTTTGTGATTTCCGAACCGCTATCGCACCATCCCGACCACGAATCCTATCATATTGAATCAAAGTTTCGACAGATTTATCGAGTTGTTCGATAACACGGTTCGCATCATTTAATTTATTTTGCTGACGCTGTATGCGCTGATCAAGCATTTGTATTTGTAGTGTGTTATCGCCACTTCCTAATGTCTGATCAATGTGAGCCTTTGACAAATATCCGAAAATACCCATGCTCGTAATAAGCATTAGGATAATAATAGCGAAAGAAAAATATCCTCGCATCAGTATGGGTATGTTGCTCCAGTTTCGAAACATATATGAAGCTGTAACAATCTTACCAACTTCTAGCACCGAACCCATAATTATAATCGGTATGAACGCAGCTGCAAATATTGTAGTCAAACCGATAATCGAGTACCAAGCTGCCACCACCGATATGGCGATACCAACCGAAAAGATTAAAATTCTATCCATCCTAGTTCTCTCCGTCAAACCTGTATGCCATTAATCCGCATCATATCTTGAACATCTGGTTCAATCATCTCTCGTGTCCACGGTAAATGCCATCCCTCTTCGACATTGACCTCTGTGACACCGGAGAGTGTGAGCACTGCCTCACGGATATTTTCACGAAGCATACCCACGCCAGGACAACCCATGCACGGAATACACACCTGAATATTCACAACACCGTCTTGACTTATTTCGATTTCGCGAAGCATTCCCATTCGGTGCAAGCTAACAGGCACGTGTGGGTCGTGAACCGACTCAAGTGCTTGCATGATTTCTGCTTTTGACGGCAGCATACCTATCTTATCCTCGGGTGATTTCTAATACTTTCTGAAGCTGTTGCTCTACTGCAGGTCCACGGTTTGGCCAATGGATATAATCTTTATCTGCAGTTTTCAGGAGATTGTTGAGGAGAGGAACTATGATTGCCTCAAGTCTGCGAACCTTATCACGCAGTTCTGCTTCTGACACTCTTTCATTACCGTCCTCTTCCATTCTAAACATAAGTGAAGTGAGTGCTTGAATCTTTTCCTCAATTAAATCTAACTTTTTTTCGACATCCTCTGATACAGCAGCAGTCACTGTTTCTTGTGACTGCTCCTTAGCCTCATAAGGATCGTCGACTGCAGAAAAACCAAAGTCGTATGAAAGGTATTCCTCGGGTATATCAGCCATTAAAAGAAGTCCTCTATGCTGTTACTTTTTTCTTCGTTCCATCCTATAACTTCTAAAACTGCACGCAGCGGTTCTAAAAATGCTTTGTCGAACTGGAGGTTGTAATTTATATATTGCTCCAATCCAAGCTCAGGAGGAAGACTAGAAAGTATTGCCAGCACATTTGACCTTACTGGATTAGGAAGGCTCATATAAGAATACTTGATCTTTTCGCCTTCTTTGATAAGTTCATACTTCTTTTCTAGACCTTTATCTAGAAGTGTTTGATTAAACACCAACGCGCCTCTCACATGTATCGGCACTGATTTCTGCTTCCTCATATATTTATTCAAGTTGTTAACTCCACGAGGGAAGGCAACATCTTCAAATGGCATCTTATTGAACTCTGATCGGAAGTCATTTATATATTCCTGAACAGTATTTTCGTTGGTGTTCATGATAAGCTCGAGAGATTTTTTAATAGCATCACGACACGTTTCGGGAGTCGATGATTTGACTGCCTCAATGCCCATCATCTTGAGTTTAGGTTTTTCAAACCGCACACCCTCAGAATCATGCACATTTAGGATATATCTTTTCTTCGCAGTCCATATACCTTTATCGGCTATGACCTCTCTAGCCATAACCATCTTCTGTTCAAACGCACCTACACTTTCAGCAAGATCTGAATAAATTTTATCAATAACAGGTTCAATGACTTCTCGAGCTGCTCGGTCAAGGAAAGAGACCACCGTACTTTTGTCAGGAGTACCCTTCTTCGCAAAAGTTTTGTTAACAAGTTTGTCAAGAACAATGTATAATGAATCCGTATCTGAAGCAATAACATAGTCGACATTTCCCGTCTTGAGTGTTTTGTTTAGATATTTGTTAATTCGTTCCTCAGCCCAACGAATCGAAAGCTGACCAGCAGTTGTAATAGCTGTTGCCTGATCTAGATCAAAGAATCTGAAGAACTGATTACCGATCGCACCATAGGCTGAGTTGAGCTGAACTTTTCTCGCGAGCTGCATATTTTTATAACGAGATATATCCTTGCTATATTGTAATTTCTTGCCAGGATCTTTTTCTTTCTCGTATGCCTTTTGCGCTTCAATCATCTTTTCTTTGTAGACGACACGATCACTATACATACGCTGCATCATCTCAGGCAAAAATCCTTGGCTGTCGTTCTTGAAGTAACAGCCATTCGGTGTCAGACTGTATCCATCAATCTTATTAATTTCGCCAGATAAGATTCGGTCAACCGAGGTGCTAGTCTTTCTGTTCTGATCTTTTTTCTCAGGTGAAATATTATACTGCATAATCAGATGCGGGTACAACGAGTTGAGATCGAATGACAGAACCCAGTTGTGCATACCAATCTTCGGTTTCTTTACATACGCGCCGACATAAGAACCGTCTTTGCTGCCGCCACCCTCGATAGGAACAGCAATCTTTTTACTGTATAAGTGATTATGGATCAGAACATCCCACATCCGAACCTGAGTGAAGACATCGTGTATATTCACCTTGGCATCATACGCAAGAGTCAAAGCCATGTCAATCAGTTTCATCTTATCGTCAATCTTTTCAACCAGATCAACGTCTTTGATATTGTAATCTATGAACTTCTGATAGTCGTTACGATATAAACTATGAAGCGATGCATACTCAGAATAATCGAGTTTGTTTTCACCCAGCTCAACATGGGCAATGTTATCGAGGCGATAAGATTCCTGCTGTGAATATGTGAACTTCTTATACAGCTCGAGGTAATCAAGATTCGTAACACCAGCGATTGATGTTTTGATTTGTTCCTTACCTTGCATCTTGATAGTGGTTTCGGTCAGCAAACCCCAAGGCGATAATTTCTTAGCAAACTCATATCCTAGCACTGATGTTATTCTACGAACAAGATATGGTATGTCAAAGAACGAAGTGTTCCAGCCTGTGATTACGTCAGGATGATGTGGGCTTGCCCAATCAGCGAGGAACCTATGAAGCAACTCATGCTCGTCTTTGCATTTGATATATTTCACATCGTTACGAGTTGGTGTGTAATCACCACACCCAAAAACTGTAAACCATTTACCAACTTTCATAGTGATAGCAGTGACAGGCTCGGCAGCATCTTCGGGATCGGGGAAACCATTTTCTGATCCGACCTCAATATCGATGTTAACGATACGCATCTGTTCGCGATCAAATATTACATCATCAGGAAACGCTTCATTCAAGAAGGCATATTCATAACGAGGCAGACCATATATTTCAAATCCACCGACATCTTTGTGCTGCTTAATAAACGCACGTGCGTCCCATAGATTATCGAACTTCATAGGCTCGAGGGGATGACCATAAATGTTTGACCACTCCGACTCTCTATTTTGTGATGTCACATAGAGAGTTGGTTTGTATTTAACTTTGCGCTTGAATGCTTTCCCGTTTTTGTATCCGCGCACGAGAATATCACTCTTGATAGAGGTCGCATTAGTATAGAACATTATAAGATTATAAACCTATTGTAAGGAAGAAGCAATGGATTAATCCACAAGTTTGTAGCCAGTCCTCACATCCTTAAGATATCCTGAAGCATCGATTTTGTTTTGCGCTATGTTCAGTATATCTGGTTCAATATTATCACCCTCCCAAATAGGTATCACCTTCGCTCCTTCATCCTTCCCCCAAAAAACATCGTTGCCAGTTCTTAGATGAACTTCGACAACTTTATCACCAATCCATTCTACATTCAAGTCGGGAACACCATCAATGTTGTTGAGAAAGTTTGGTAAAAAGATTCTTCTGTTTTCACATTTTTCCCACAATTTGAACCTAGTAAGATTATCGATATCACGCTCGCCTCTTGCTGTATCGACTTCTTCCCAAGCCCACCGTGATCCCTTTGGTTGCCTCGTTCTTTTGTAATCGACACTGTATTGGTCGCCATCAAAGAACTCACACCAAAAATATCCAGGGGGAATAAGAGCATGATTTTCCATACTCTTTGATTGCATTATGTTTATGTGTATGACTTTGGCACCAATGCCCATGCCATACAGATTGTAAATCGGACGAACCACATACTTGCCCGACCTCGTTATTGGGACACAAGCTGGACCAGCGTCGTATCCGAGACGCAACGCCAGTTCCAGCTTGTTGAACACCCACCTGTGTTCTGGGTATATTTGCCATGCTTGAAAGTCTTCTTCTACCATGTACTTATTTATTGAAGTGCGGCAAACAGTTTTTTGACAAGTTCAGCTTTTTCACGAGCAGGAAGTGGGATCAACCCACCATCTGCTAATCGACCTTCTTCGCCAGTCATTTGTTCGCTGATGTAAAGTTTTATGAAATCTTTCATGCCTGGAACCTTACCCATATGCTGATCTTTAGCATAAATGAACAGAGGGCGAGATACCTTATAAGAACCATCCGCAATGCTATCAAAAGTTGGTGTAACACCCTGTATCACAGAACCTTGTAACTTATCTAAGTTTTGATCTAGGAAAGAAAATCCAAAAACTCCGAATGAACTTGGATCTGAGTCAAGTTTTTTAATGATCAGGTTGTCATTTTCTCCAGCTTCTACATACGCACCATCCTCACGAATGGTATGGGCGATAGCTTTGAACTTCTTTTTATCTTTCTTACGAAGATCTTTCAACCAACCAAACTTTTTAGCACCACCTTCCATAGCTAACTCGACAAATGCATCACGAGTTCCAGATGTTGGGGGTGGTCCAAGAACACGGATCTTTGTGTTTGGAAGTTTAGGATTGATTTGATTCCAATGTGTATATGGGTTTGATACGAGTTTACCATCTTGAGGTATTTTTGCTGCGAGTGCAAGAAATATTTCTTTGAGAGATATTTCCATTCGTTTTGATTGTTTACTATTCGCAAGAACGATCCCATCATAACCAACTTTGATTTCAGTTGCAGTGATACCATTCTTCGCGCATTTTTTAACTTCACTCTTCTTCATTGCACGGGATGCATTATTAAAGTCTGCATATTTATCACCAATGCCGGAACAAAACAACTTGAATCCACCACCTGTTCCAGTTGATTCAATGATCGGAGTCTTTCCTTTAATATTACCGAACAATTCGGCAACAACAGTTGTGAATGGGTATACAGTTGAAGAACCAACTACACGAATCTGATCACGTGCTTGTGCTACTCCAGAAACGAGTAATGCTGCTGAAGCGATGATTAACAGTTTTTTCATTATGGGATTCCTCCATTTGAGCGAACGACCGGATGTCGTTGCCATTATATAGTGACTGTTTTTAAAATGACCCCGAATCGTAATAATTTAATGCGGAACTGGTCGACCTCGTGGATCGGTGCGCACCATCGTGTACACACCCTCACAAACTTTGGTGTGAAACTCGTCATCGACATGCACGTCAACTTTTATTTTATGGGATGTTCTACCCGACTTTTCTATTTCTGCATAACATTGAACGATATCGCCAACCTCAACTGGTGCGTGAAATATAATATCGGTTGCAGCTTTCGTGACATAATCATAAGATTTACAGATAGTTCCTGCTGCTTGGTCCATCTTACTCATAATAAATCCACCGAATATTTTACCCTGCGGATTACAGTCGCTGGGCATCGTCATAATCTGAAGCACAAGTTTCATGCTCAATTATCCTGCTCTTCCTTTCCAAAAATGTACACTGTAATAATGTTTTTTAGTGTATGGAGTTTTCTTATTATAACCCTCAGTCACTTTATATATCTTAGTTCCGTCGCCATCATATTCCCAACAGCGCCAATCTGGATCGAGAAACTGAACTGGACCCGATACTGTGTTAGCCGATGGCACGCATCCGCTCCACTAATCTTTCGGCGCGAGCACCGACTTGGCGATACCAACGCGAGTCGACCATTTCATCAGCAGCTCTTTGCCAGTTTTGATCGTCTACACCAGCCTTCATTCCTCTGAACTTAGAAAGTCTAGGGCGACCAAGATTGAACATCATATTTGCGATTATTTGTTGAGCTTCTTCTGGCAAACTTTCGAAGTTTGGATAAAGGATGGAGCAGTCTGACAATACGCTCTGGACATCTTTGTCGAAGGCTTCAATGACTCGATCGTTTTCCACTTCTGTCCCGATGGGGGAACCGTGTTCGGGATCGTCTTCGGTAATAAGATGGCCAATCCCAAAAGTAGGATAACCAAGATGGTCGTTGTATATTTCGTGCACAACTCCTTCATCAATTTCGAGCTGTTTTCTAAGTTTTTGTATGTCCATTTATGTGCTCCCATTGAAGTAAATGGGGGGACCTTATGTCCCCCCACCCTTGTTACTCAGTTAGAAATTAAGCTCATCTTCTTTCTTTTCAGCTAGAAATTCTGCATCGCTTTTGTTTTCGCCGACATCGGCTTTACCATTTATGGGAACGATACGTGGCTTCTTTTCTTCTGGTATGACTCGCTCAAGATCGATAGTCAGCATACCGTTTTTCATTTCGGCACCCTTAACTATGATATCATCCGCAATAGTAAACTTGCGGGTGAACTTCTTGAACGACATTCCCTTATGTAGGAATGAACCTGCACCCTCTACGTCGATACCTTCATAAGTAGAGCGAACTGTAATCACTCCATCTGAAACCTCAACTTCCAAATCTTTTTCGGAAAGTCCAGCTACAGCAAGGTCTATTGAGAAATTATACTCATCAACTTTTCGAATGTTGTAAGGTGGGAACCCTGTCGATTGAGTTTGGTGTTGGGCATAATCGCAGAGTCGATCGAACACTCGATCAAAGCCGACCGCATATGGAGTGAGACGATTAATGTCAAAGGGTGAAAGTGCATTTGTATTGATAACCATGTTATCCTCCTATTTAAGCAAGAATGTTACGTGTGATCCATTAGGCATCACACATACATTATATAGTATTCTTATGCTCAATAAAAGGGATTATCACTGATATTTATCCAAAACTTCTTGCAACGCAGGTGGTTTAAATTTTGGACCCTTCATGACCTTACCATCTTCGCGATAGATAGGTTTACCATCTTCGCCGAGTTTACTCATGTTGCTAACATGAACTTCGCGGAATGAATCGTCTAAGTCTATTCCGAAAGCATGACCAGCCCCATACACAACATAAAGCAAGTCTGTGAGAGCGTCGGCAACTTCAACCATATCTTTATTGAAGCACGCATCTTTTAGTTCTTCGAGTTCTTCCTCAATCAGATCAATGCGCATTTTTCTAGTTTCTGGGTCAGGGAACTCTGGTTTTAATTTTACCTCTTGTCCGAATGCTTCCATAAAGATGCGAACTTTATCGAAGTTAGTCCTATCACGAAAATATCCCATGCTACTCTCTCTTTTTGCCAATGTTATATTTGGATTCTAAAATCCACTCATCTTTCTCTTTGTGAGAAAGAATCTTCACGTGTGATATGGGTGCTAAATTGCTCTCAACCAAATCACGATTCAACAGCGTCACCAATCCCCACTGGTCTAGCAAGTTCGCTATAGTGTTTCTTCGAGCCTCATCCTCCTCAGAAAAGTTCGATGGTTTCCCATCAAGTGCGAACAGCTCTTTGAAGTGCACTATGAAATATCTTTTTTGTTTATGTAAGATATGACAAGACTGATATAGCTTCCTATCTCTTCGAGAAGCAATACCTATACGAGTGAGAGTTTCTCTGACTTTGAGAAAGTCTTCATCCTGTTTTAAAGCCACCTCAACCATTTCATCTAAATTTACCATCTCGTCCACCCTTTATCAATTTCTCTTTTATCAGTTCAATTTGATCCTGAGTGAGAACTGAGAGGGCAGTTTCGGCTTTCACTCGACTGTAACTATAATATTCCATCACAGCTTCCAAGTCTTCATTTTGTACAGGCTTTACCCATTTAGCAAAACGCTTCATTGGTCTGAGGGTATTTATAAAAAAGTCGAATTGTAATAGTTTATCGAGATCGGGATAACGGTTCATCTCATTCGCATATGGCACACAATCAATGTGATACGAAAGAGCACGGTTAGTCAGGAATGGCTCGTATGACTTTTCAGCTAACTCATCGTTGTCTGTGTCACGCATCATATCCTTCTTAGAATATGTAACAGCACTCACATAATCAAATGGTTTCATCACACACTCTTTGCCTCAACCCTGAAGTACTCCAATCGTGACGACGCTTATTGAAATACAATGGGATATCTAAATCTTTACCAGTAAAGTTTTTTCCCATGTAATCCTCACCGATGATTCTGACATCTATCGGTAAATGCTGCATGAGAGAAAGTAACTCAGCCTCAGTTGCGTATGGTATAATTTCATCGACGTACTTTACTGCTGACAACTGTATATATCTTTCCATGTAACCCTGAACTGGTTTATTTTTTTCAGGGCGATCAATGGTCGGATCTGTTTGTAGACCACAGATCAAATGGTCACAAACATGTTTCGCCTCTTTGAGCATAAGAATATGCCCAGCATGTAGCAGATCAAAAGAACTCGCTGTAAATCCCACCTTCATTTGTGACTCCTACTCCCATCAAACACACATACGAAATAACAACCATTTTCACCAGCATGAACGCGATGAAAGACACCGTCATGTATTAGAACAATATCACCTGCTTTCACTACAAGATTCTTATCATCTAACTCTATGACACCATCGCCTTTAACGAACTGATATATTTCCTCTTGACCAGGATGCTTGTGACCAGTTGTACTTTTGTTAGGTTTCAAATCTGTGCTACTGAGAACGAGGTTGCTGAGTTCACCGTTATCCTTAACAACGTATCGTTCATCACACTTTACGATCTCACCACCAATATCATCTATGCTTATCATTTAGTAAACTCACAATCTACCATAATTTGCGTGAAGCACGCTGCCAGATTTATCTCTTGATCCACAACAAACGCAGACTTGTATTGATAGTCGGCGAGGATAAGAACGAGTTGAGGAATGCTACCTTTTTCTAGGAAGTCATGAGCGGTGTCATATAGCTTCCGAAAAAGAACATTGACATCCTGCTCACTGTTTGTACCGACCCACTTGCGCATAGTTTTGAAATCTTTATTACGCAGGGCATCGACCAAACCTGTGATATCTAAATCACTGACATGAGCGAGGATACCAGAATCGATATTGCCTGTAGCACCATATCGCTGAAGTTCGTTCAGCACACGACGCCAGTCTGGGAAATACTTCATCAGAACTTCAGCAACCACTTTCTTATCGTATGCTACACCCTCTTGATCTAAGATCCAACAAGCACGCTCTAAAAAAGTCCCAGCCAGCTTGGCTTTTTCTTTCCCTGTGATTTTAAAATCAACAACCGAACATCGCGAATGTAGAGGAGAGATAATGCGATTTTTAAAGTTGCAGGTCAGAACGAAGCCACAGTTATTAGAAAACTCCTCCATAAAATTTCGGAGAGCTGGCTGGGTCGAGTTAGGATTGAGATAATCAGCCTCGTCGAGAATCACATATTTTCTACCCTGTGTAAACGATACTGTACCAGCAAAGTTACGAATATCGTGTCTCAGTGTATCAATATTACCATTCATCGAACCGTTGATAATTATAGAGTCGGCATCAAGCTCATCAAGCATAGCACGAGCCACAGTTGTTTTACCGATACCAGCCCCACCAGAGAGGAGAAGGTTGGGCACCTCTTTATCATCAACGAACTTCTGAAATGTATCTTTCAAACTTTTAGGAAGAACACAATCAGAAATTTTACTCGGACGATATTTCTCAACCCAGAGAAAATCTTCACGCATCACAAATCACCATAATATAAAGTTTCAGATTAGGATTCAAATTTAGAGGAAGTCTCCGTCGCAATCCAGTACTGAATATCACCATCCTCAGTTTTCCAGTGTGAGATGCCTTTAGCGGAGATATCTACATTGTAATCCCGAGGAAGAATCTTTAAATTTTCAACTTTGAAAATCATCATAAACTTGTTAGAGGTATCGCCGACAGGCATCTCAAACCTATTAGAGCCTTGGTTACGAGAGTCGACAGCAGTTAGATACGCAACACCGTCGCGACCTACCAAGGCAACTTCAGGAAGATCTAGGATACCAGCCATCTTCAATGCGCTAGACATAGCCTTCTCTTCAATCTTCATAGAAACCTCAACCGAAGGAAGAGTGATATCCTTATCGGGTGGGGCGATAATGTTTTCCGGAGCAGCATATGTCAGATGTGCAGTGCCACCTGAGCCATTGCTGATAGATAAACTCTTTTCATTGAAGTTGATATCAGGATCCTCAAACGCTGAAAATGTTGCGAGGAACTGATTCATATCAAAGATAGCAAACTGCTGAGGAAACTCTTCAGCAACATTCACCTGAGCGAGAACACTCTTTTGCGGTGAAACGGTTCGCAAAGTTTTACCCTCCTTGAACATCAAGGACATATTGATAGAAGCGAAGTTTTTAAGAACCTCACTCGTTTCACTAGAAAGTTTCATAATATATTTCTCCTTATCCAAGTTCTTTACCAACCATGCTCTGATCAACCGTAGCAGTTGCACCGATTTGAGCAAGATCGACTAGTGAGCCACCGAACACATAAGTGCCAGTGTGTTCGAGTTTCATCCATGGGCACATCCATACATTGATACCTATTTTGCGTGCCCACTGACAAAACATATAATCCTCTGAAAGATACCTTTTAGAATCTGGATCAATCAGAGCCTGAAAGTACATCATGATTTCGCGAGATCCATCGAAGTTTTTAGTGCGAGCGTGATCTGGGAGATAGTGATACTCAGGATATGCTTTTTCAAATTTTTCAAAGGCACTACGCCGAACACACATAAAACCAGTGCCACCCTCTAACACTTCAACAGGTTCATCGAGGCGAATCTCAGTAGTGCCACCGACTGGATTAAAAACATAATCACCCACATATTTTTCTAGCTTGTTAGGATTTTCATCCGCGAACCCTTTATCAACAGCACGTTTAATTTTTTCCCAAGAGATACACTTCTTAGGATATGGACCACAAACTATCTCACGATCGTTTTCTTCACCCTCAAAACCAGACATAACAGTTAGGGCAATTACATCATTAGGATCAAACCCGATATCTGAATCAATAAACATTAAATGGGTGCAATCACTACGCAAAAACTCATCGACAAGATAGTTCCTTGCTCGTGTGATTAAACTTTCGTTGTATAAAAAGAAAAGATTTACATGGACACCATATTGACTCGCGAGAGACATTAGGTCAGCGATAGACTTACAAAACTGCCCACCGCACACACCACCATACATCGGTGTGGCTACAAAGATCTTTCTTCTTCTTAGATCTTCGATACTTACATCAACTTGGATTGCCATATTCCCTCCATATTAAACAACTCACTCACTCTACTATATAGTTCCACTTTTGTAAAGGGAAAGAGTGGTCGGGGAAATAAATTCCCCGACCGAGTAGAGAGGAGAGATAGAATGCTCAGTGTTAAGCTGCCTGAGCAAGTGCACGATAGCCAGCAGCTACAACTGCGCGGCTGGGTGTGCCAAGACGATAGAAGTTCTTCGTCTTACCCTTGCTGTTCGTACGAGGATTCGTGTAAACAGCGAAACCCTTGAACCGAAGCTGCCGAACAACTTCAGCGGGATTGCCTACAGAGAAGCGAGCCTTCATCTGTTTAGCAGTAAGTTCTTCCCCACCCATCAGGGCTTCAAGGATACGATCGGTCTTTGACATATTAGTCACCTTCTACAGTTAACGAAATCAGAACGGAATCTCTTCACCGTCCTGGGCTTCACTCTCTAAACCTTCACGAAGAGGGTTTGGGAGAGTCTCGGGATCCAAAGTTTCTTCCGGAGATAAGGAAGGATCAACTTTGGCATATAAGTCGAGGAAAGCAGTCTTAGTTTCCTCATCATAGCGGTTGACACACAAAGTGATAGCACGCTCACGATCATTAAAGATCTTGAATGTTTTAGCAATGTGAACCAAACGACGAGTCGAGATGATCTCGTCAATAGCACCTTCGAAGAAGGTCTTGCGAATAACAGCAGCCCACATTACGAGATGATTGATGAACTCCTCATCAATATCATGCTTCCTGAGGATACGTTTTTCGATAGCTTCCGAAGGAAAGTTTTGCTCGACAGTAATCGGGAACCGCTCGAGCCATGCTTCGTCGAGAATGGTTGCTGAAATATAGCGACCATCATCGGAGCCTTTGCCCTTGGTGTTAGCAGTTACGATCACATTGAAACCAGGAGCAGGTTTGACCACCTCGCCTGTTTTCTTAGCATAATATGGCTTGCCCTCGAGCACACCCTGCAAGCACATGACTTTTCCAGGGTCAGCACGATCTGCCTCATCGATCAGAAGCACAGCACCAAGTTCCATCGCACGAAGGACTGGACCCTTCATGAACTTGGTTTCACCGTTCACCAAACGGAAGCCGCCGATCAAATCATCCTCGTCAGTTTCACGAGACATTTGAACGCGAACCATCGGACGCTTCGCTCGAGAGCAAGCCTGTTCGACCATGAACGTCTTACCATTCCCCGATAATCCTGAAATGAATATCGGAAAGAACTGCTGAGAGCGAATAATACTTTCAATGTCCTTGAACTCACCGAATGGGACATACGATGAATCTTTATCAGGAACCTGAGCATACTCGAACTCAGAGACGGTGTTTGGGTCGAACCTTGACTGCACCGTTTTCTCCTCACGGATGGGAATAATTTGGGCTGCCATATCTACAGAATTACCAGTGTCGGGTAAACTCCAAACACCTCTGGCAGTTTTGACTCCATAATTATCAAAGAACCAGTTGGGACGCTCCATACCAAGTTCGGCAGCAAGGTCAATGACCTGTTTGTTTTTGATATTTTCGGTGCCATGGCAATCTTTAAGAGCCTTCACTAAAAACTGTTGTTTTTCGTCGAGTTCCATAATATATTCTCCTCTCACTGAACTCATCATATATACATTGTATCACATAAAACCGAATATCGCAATGGACTTTTTATATTTTTATGCAGCGATACGGTCGATAAACTTACTCAAGATAACACGGGAACCACGTCTGTTACCACCCATTTTTATCATAGTACGAGCCAATGCACCTTTTTGTATCTTTTTGGCGTCGTCGATAGATACCTCTTTATGGTTCAGAGCCTTCCCGCCCATGATAGTGTGAACATCATCAAATCCTAACCAGTTATGAGTAGTGACCATTTTTTCTTTACGGAACCTTTCTTGTACATTAAGATTCTCATAAGAAATAGACCATGGTCTGCGATCAGGACTGATGTAAAAGTTTATGGCATGGACACCACAAGTTTTTTTCAAAATTTTCAGCAAAAACTCAGTTTGATTATGATGTCTGTTAAAATCGGACTGCATACGAGTTTCTTTATCACGAGCAATCCCCCATCTAGCATCTAAACTATTAGAGCCGCCATCTGTCAGGCATACAAAATTAGCTATCTCAGAATTGGTTTCTTTGCGGAAGTCCTCTATCAGGTTTCTCGCATAGGCTAGACATTCATTTAAGGGTGTTCCTCCAAGAGGCAGCGAATAGTTGGTAGGAACTGTAGCATCATCGAGACCTTCAGGATAGCTTTTACGAGACCAACTATATCGATAATTGTGAGCGAAACCGATCTCGAGAAGATTTTTAGCCATAAACATAAAATCTTGATTTTTCATTTTTTCAGTAAAGAACTCAAGCAATCTGACTTTATCATTTCTAGCTCCTTTGAAATTGTGAGTTGCTATACTGAGTAGAGTATCCCCAGCCGGAGGAATAATGCGTTCTCTATTGAACCAGCAATCTGTAAAACCATAAACTCGGTGGGGGATACCAGCTTTGCGACAAAACATAGTTAGACACAAGAGCTGAGATACCGTTCCCAACATATTTTCACACATTGATCCAGATAAATCTAAAAACAGCACAAGTCCATGACTTTTGGCTCCTGGCATAACTGTATTGCGCAAGAAGATATCATCACTGAACTTATAATTGAACAGCTTGTTTGGATCCACTTTACCAGTCTTATCAGTTTTTGCTCGTGAATACTGCTCGGCAGCTTTCTTCATCTCAAACTCTTTTACGAGATAGTTGACGCTGTTTTTATTTTTTTGCAAAAACCATTTCCATATAGCATCGTTATCATCCTCAGGAAGTCTGCTTTCCGTTGCATATTGGAACTCCTTGATAACAGATTTGAAATCGATTACAATTTTTTTGTAATCTAATTTCCTGAGGTCGATATCATAATATTCAGGAGCGCGAGCATCATCCATAACCATTCGCTCTGTCATGTTGCGCTCGAACTCAGAAACGGTTTGAGCAGAGATACCGTGACCACCCTCATGCTCTTCGGTCTTTACCTGAGGACCCTCAGAACCCTCTGAATCTTCGGATGTTTCTACTTGGTCGCCCTCTCCATCGCTGCCCTCTCCATCGCTGCCCTCTTCACTATCTTCTTCTTCGCCTTCTTGAGAATCAGGATTAGTTATATCCCAATCATCCCATTCATCGGGGTCATCTGAGTTATTTTGATGCTCCTGAGCAGTTTCAGCTTGTTCTTGGGCATATTCATATATTTTTTTGGCGAGGGCAACTACATCCTGAAATGTTACAGTTCTTTCAGCCTCATCTACAAAAATCTGCTCTTCTGGGGCAAACTCTATATGCACACGAGAGCCGAGTTTGAAATATAAGTTAATACGATCAATCAGGTTGAGAGAACTTGGGTCGCGCTCTAAGCAACCAAAGAAGTCACGCTCATTGAGGGTATTGTAACCCTCATTAAAATCTTTCCGTGAACCAGGATAAGTGATCTTGATCTTACGCTCAATACGAGCATCTTCGATGACATTGATATAATCCTTGAGATTTCTATCGTTATCATCGACGTGACCCTTGAACTCTTCAAAGGGTGTATAAAGAGCATGACCTATTTCATGCAAAACTAACATATGGTACAGAGACTTGTTCATCTCTCTCCATGTAGGCAAAACGACCTTACGATTTTTTAGATCAAATGACGCAGTAGGAACTGCAGCATGCTCAACGATAAGATCTTCGGTAGCAAGCAAACTCGCTAGTTTTTCAAGATTTGCTGGGTCGTACGAAGAAACGGTATCTTTCATAGCTCTCTCTCCAATCATGTACCCATTCTATCACATGATTTTCATATTGTAAAGGGAACTAAGCGACTTTTTTCTCTTTTTTCCTAATTCTGTTCATTTTTTTCTGTTTTCGGCGTGCCTGATCTAAATAGACCCTATTCGTTCTCGAGGTGTATAAAATACCATCTAAATGATCATATTCATGCTGTATTACCCTCGATGTGATCCCTCTGAACTGATTAGTGGCGACCTCACCGTTAATATTAGCGTATCGAACCCGACAGTTATCCAATCTATTCACTCTCAGAAAAAGACCAGGAAACGATAAACAACCCTCTTCATACTGTATCTTTTCACCATATGTGTCAACTATAATCGGATTGAAGAACGGCATTACTTCATCGGGCTGATCCGGATTACCTATCACAAACACTCTTTTGGGTATCCCGAGCTGTATCGCCGATAACCCTATCCCATTATTTTCGCACATAGCGTCTCGGAGCTTTTCGTATAACTCAGTCGCGTTATCAGTTTCGAAGTCAAACCTTTCTGATTTGACCCGAAGGTCTGCAATCTTCGTGACAATGCTCATATCTTTTCCATCCAATGTTCAATCATCTCATCTAGCATAGAGGCAAACGTGTAAGTTGGCTCCCAACCCAAAGTTTCACGAATCTTAGATGAATCACCCCGAAGATACTTTAGCTCTTCCGGTCGCATATACTTCGGATTTTGGACCACGTAATCTTTATAATCCATATCGAGACGAGAAAAAACATGATCACACATATCTCTAACAGAGTAAGTGTCACCAGTGGCGATAATGAAGTCATCTGGAACCTCGTGATTAATTATCTTATGCATTCCCCGAACGTAATCATAACTGTGACCCCAATCGCGGCAACTATCCATATTTCCTAGCTCGAGTTTGTCGACCATACCCTTCTTGATCTGAACCGCAGTTTTCACAACCTTATTAGTTACAAAGTTTGTTCCCCGACGAGGTGACTCGTGATTGAACAAGATACCATTACAAGCATGCATTTTGAAACCATTACGATAATGCCGAACCAAGTTGTATCCTAATACCTTTGAACAACCGTATGGGCTGACAGGATGCATCGGAGTCGTTAGAGTTTGCATACCTCCTGGCTCGATAGAGTTACCAAACATCTCACTTGATGATGCTTGATAGAACCTTGCTTTCGGTACAACTGTTCGCACCACCTCTAGCATATTTAGAACACCCAGCGAGTTAGTTTTTATCGTGAAAGCTGGCATATCGGTGCTGATTCGCACATGACTCATAGCAGCGAGATTGTAAACCTCGTCTGGCTTTACCTCTTCAACAATCCGATACAGAGATAACTCATCGGTCAGGTCACCATAGAATGTTTTAATTCTGTGATTGGTATCAACCAACCTTGCGCTTTGATTTTCTGCGACACTATGGCGGCGAACTATACCATAGACATCGTATCCTAGTTCTAGAAGATACTCGGTTAGATAACTCCCATCTTGTCCACTGATACCTGTGATTAATGCTTTAGCCATTACGAAATACCTCCATCAAAGATAAATTTGGCCAATCACTCATGACCCACTGTTTCGGCTTTCTATTTATAGCATCTTCCAATCGTTCTATTCCAGTGATCGCAGTTTCAGGTGTCATATAATAATGATATCCATGTGTTTTGACATTCTGATCACGCCAAGGCATATCGCGGTCACGACCGTCATAACTCATACGAATCAGCTCTTCATGAGCTTCTTTATCATCAAGCAGTATCATACCACCTCTGCCAAGGCTGAGATGTTTCTGAAACTGAAAACTGAGCGACATCATCGTTCCTGGAATATAGCTATCGCGCTCCCATAAAACTGCAGCGTCATATATTTTATCTATGAGCTCATAATAGTTTTCCCATGGCTCATTAGACCAATAAAACTGTATGTTGAGTTTTTTAGCTAACATAGGGATTGATAAGTATGTGCGAACAGGAACGAACATGTATGATGAGTTTTTATACCTCAGGCAAAGTTCTACTCCATGGGTACATGAATCTACTGCGACAGCATATGGCGCACCAAAGAACTCAGCAACCCTTTGTTCAAACTCAGTCACTTTTTGGAACATATTCAAACCTCTTGCCATCAATCATTACATAAACTGGATTCTTTTCTGTATGAAATGCTCTGATCTTTTTATTGACCTCATCTGTATTCGCATGTCTTTCGAGTTCTGATGCTACATCAATTTCGCTAATCTTCCTTGCTTTGCGTGGCCACTCAGTGTATTCTGTATACTCATAGAAAAGTGTGAGCAACTCAGTTTTGGCTTTATGCTCAAGCTCTTCTCTCGACTTACAATCAGAAATATCAAATCGACGAACCTTCAAAATCTTACCACCGTCGACTTCTTCATTTACCTCATGGACAGTGACGCCATAAATCTTTTGTCCTGAGTATAACCCCCAGCTCATACAACCACTTCCTGGATGCTCAGGTGGTCCAGGGTGAAAGTTTATCGCAGGTGCTTTTTCCAATATTTCTTTTGGTAGGATGATATAGTTCAGAAAAGAAATAATCAGATCACCTTCCCATTCGAGAGCAGACTCTGATACCTTTTGTCCACGCCCAGTCGCCCATTCATACGTTATGTCATGACCCTTGTTGCTCAAATGTTTATGGACCTCTGTACCAAAGGGACATGCCGCTCCTAAGAATAATAGTATTTTCATGCGTAGCTCACATTAGATAAATGCTTAACAAATAAGGCAAGATGCCTCTTACCTGACTCAATACGCTCGTTCCCACCCCAAACATGACCGTTCGCCTCTTGAGGTTCGACAACCTTTAGTTCGAGTGCTGGATTAAAATATGCTGCCATGAGAGTAAATGTAGAAAACGGTCCAACACAAGTAGTGCGAGAGTTGGCAAGTTTAAGCCAGTCACCGATAGTATTTTCAGGTTCATCTGTATAGTTCAGACCGAACTTTTTGCAGTGGTCGACACTGTCTGTGACTATATTTTCGCAATCATACTTTGTTATCAAATCAAAATAACTTTGGTCTGATAATGTATCATAATCGTGTTTACGCACATGTAAAATCGGTCTATCAAAACCCTCAGCTCTTTTCGGACCTGCAAAAAATATAGCTCTTGTAATGTTCTTCAGCGCATGCTCTATAGATTTATCATTCAAAATAGTTTTACCATTCGGAACATTATTGTATTCTATCGGAAATATAATATCCAAACACTTATCTATATATTCCTGAACTGAACCAGCTTTCATTATCTTTCTTTGCTCAGCAGGATAGTTGCCTGTGTTGTATGACACGGAAGTAATCTTATCACCATACCTTGCTAAATTTATAACGAAGCCAAGAACCTGAGTTCCTATGCCACCTCGAATAGTTACGTTTGTCATAATATTGGATAATCTAGCTCTTTCAAAAATATCTTATCATTTTCTTGGCCAGTATATGGACCTGTTTTGAACTCATAAACTAATGCATCTTCGAGAATAGTGTATGTGTGACCGCCATGAAGTGTTATCGATACATCACCCTCCTCGAGTATTTCTTTCTGTATGGGGTATCCTAGCTCATTGAAATAAGAAACCTCGACCTTTCCCTTTATAACCACCCACGCTTCTTGCGCTATAACTTCTCTCTCACCGTCTTTCCAAATATGTTTATGAGGCTCAAATGTTTTACCTTTTGGCATATTTAAAGCAGCAAGCTGTAGAAAATTATTTGCATCTATGACCTCGTGACGTTTCGCTACTTTCAAATCAAAAAGCCTATACACGATGTGTAATAGTTTACGGTCATGACCTTTTATTTCAATCATTGCTCAGATCTCCCAACATATCTAATTATTTCATTGCTCTCATCTCTGACAGTTAAGTTGCCCGAAAGAGATATTCTCCACTCATCGCTCGTATAAAATGGATAGACAACATGAGAAAGATCATTCGAAAATAGTGCAAACATTCCTTCAAAAGATTTGTCTATTTGTAGGTTGTGATTATTGACACCACCCTTCGCATGTGCATCTGGAAATACGAACTGAAATAAATCTAGAGGATTCCCGTTTATCTGCCTCCTGTTCGGTGCCATCGCTTCCTCTGCAGCATCATAAGGAATTTTATGCCAAATGACAAAACTCAAATGTCCACTGTGGGTGTGTATAGGATTGTATTCATTTTTCTTTTGAAAGTTACACCAATATCTATCTAAGTTTAATTTTTTACCTATAGGATCAAACCACATACTGTTTTTGAAATATTCTCCGGCAACAGAGTTTATAAATTCTTCCATTGCTATGTGTGATTTCCATAAAAGGTACTCATGCTCAAGCGCACCAGCTAATCTATCGGCAAATGTTTCTGCCCCATTAAAGTTGGTATCGAGAAGTTCTTGTATTTCAGCATCTATTTCTTTGTATAGGTTTATCGGAATCTGCCCAAACAGATATCCTTCTCTTTTTAAATCTACAAATTTCATGCTGCTATCCTCGAGAAATTTTTATATTTTTCAAACCTTATGTGATTATGAAACTTATCTTGCATAATATCTGCTTTGTGAGATATCACGAATACATTTGAGCTTTCGAGCTTTTCTAGTATTTTAAGGAACTCATCACAACCATTAGTATCGAGTGATGCATCAAACACCTCATCGAGAATCAAGAGGTTCGTGCTAGCACTGTTTTTCATTTTAGCTATGGTGCGCCAAGTGAAAAGTAATGACAAGTCGATACGCATCTTTTCACCCTCACTGAAAGAATCATAACTAAAATCATCGCGATGCCGTGATAGAATCTTTTCACTGAAGTTTTCATCAAGTTCAAATTTGACGAAGAAGTCCATAGCTGCTAGATATTTGTTGACCAGCTGATTTATGATTGGTACATACTGCTTAATGATTTTCGCTTTGATCCCACTGTCTTTTAAAATCAATGTAGCTATTTCGAACATCTGTTTCTTATTGAGAAGACCCTCCTTCTCCGATAGCTTTTCTGATTTTTGTTCATTGAGTTCGAGCAGCTTATCTGCAGTATGCGTAAACTCTTCGTTGTTAAGATCTTTGATTTTACCAAACAGTAGAGAACGCTCACGCTCATCTGCTGTCTTAGCTTGTTTGCTTCTAACAAGATCGGTTTCTTTATTTTCGATAACCTCACGCAGTTTCTTAATTTCATTTGTCCTAACATTTATCTTTTCGATTTCTTTTGCTAGCTTTTCAATACCATCATCAAGTTCAGCGATAGTATCGTTTCGTTCCTTAATTTTTTCTAATTTGATTTCATCACTAATCTTTTGAGTGCAGGTTGGGCAGTTATCATTATTATTGTAAAAATCTATTACCTTTAATGCGTTCTTTTTCTTTTTATCTAAATCAGTTTCGAGCTTTAAAATTCGATCTGATTTTTTATGTACCTTAGACTCATCAGATATTTGGTTATAGAGTTCAGTGATCTGGCTGTTGATATCCTCAATATCCTCATCGACTTTTTTTATGTTTGAGTCGATCTCACCTATGCGCGTTTCGCATCTTTCTAGTTCGGACTTTCGCCGCTCCTCGTCGAACTTGCTTTGCTCTTTTTGCATATCGATCATCGAGTCGATACCATGTATTTCTTTTTCTGTTAGTGCGAGTGTTTGTTTGTTATCACTCGTTCTATCTTTCAGTAATGCAGACATAGTAGAAAACACACCGATATCTAACAAGTCCTCGATAACCTCGCGCCGAACATGTGTAGAAAGCTGCATGAAAGGTATAAATGATGAGGATCCTAATATGACCATTTGGGTGAATGACTTCTGATTCATTCTCAATATATTTTTTTCGATATCCTCTTGTGAGTCACGAACATTAGCAGCTTGATCTTTAGGTTTACCATTTTGATATATGTCTAAGATTGCAGGTTTTATACCACGCACAATTTTATAATCATTACCATTTATCATAAACTCAACTTCTACAACTGTGCCACCATTATTAACAGAGTTTATGAGTTGGTTCTTTTTGACTTTTCTGAAAGGTTTACCATACAACCCGAAACATAGTGCATCGAGTATGGTAGATTTTCCTGCACCATTTTCTCCTGTTATCAGAGTGGTATCATGAAGGTGAAGATCGACCTCAGTGAAAACATTACCAGTTGATAGAAAATTTTTCCAGCGAACGAAGTGGAACTCAATCATATATTGTCTCCAGAGTCAGAGCTTCATTATATAATCCACGCATCAAATTATCTAGTTCTTTCTTATCTACACTGTAATCAAGTTCATTAATATATTTCGATAAGATTGTCAATGTATCCTCTGCCTCTGAGACAAGATCTTCTTCTGATATTTCATCTAAATGATAATGGTCGTCTACTATAGAAACATCAATCGGTGCAAGATTATATATCTTGCTCATAAAGAGATCAAACCAATATGGGTTTTCCTTTGATTTGACAATCACTTTAACATATGCTTTGCTTAGGTGTCCGAGATCAGTCGATAGTATCTTTTCTAATGTTTTACCTGCATCATCATACCAAACTTTATGAAATAAAGTGTATGGGTTCGGGATAAATTCTAGGTCACGAGTATCAGTGTCAAAGATGTAAAATCCTTTTTCCTGATTATAATCGGTCCACATAATTTGATATGGTGTTCCGAGGTAGAATATATTCGATGAGTTTGATTTTTTATGAAAGTGTCCTGAGCAAACCATATCGAACTTGTTAAATATCGAAGCCTCAATGCCATGGTCACATACTGCACCAGGATGCATCTCAAATCCGTTGATTTCTAAATGACCAAAGGCAACCTGAGCTTTCGTTTCATTTATTGCTCTCATACTCGTTGCTTGGTTGCTGACATTGATCCAAGGCAGCAGTAAGATATCAAGACCATCTAAATTAATTTCAGTCGGATCTGGATAAAAGTTGATTCCTTTATATTGAGAAAACAACTCTTGTAATGAATTTATTTCATTTGTATTTTTGTATGGTGTATCATGATTACCAACTAAGATATCCCAAGTGATACCACGCTTATGTGACTCACCAAATATCTTTTCGCGCACATGATTTAGTGTGACGAACGAAATAAATTTACGGCGATCAACGAAGTCACCGACCTGTAAAACATTACTAATACCACGCTCTTCCAACTCAGGGAAGAAAACATTATCAAAGAATCTCTGAAAATAATTTAGAAACTCTTGATTGTCATTACGTGCGCCCCAGTGTAGGTCACCTATAACAGCAATCTTCATATTTTAAGCAACCTTCTTCTTCCGTTTCTTCTTGCGACTTTCTTCAAAGTCTGCCATAAACTGTTCCATCTGCTCCTGAGACCACTCACCATATTGTATGTCAGAGTTATACTTAACACCTGAATTTTTTTCTGAGTCGTGAAGCGCACTAGTCTCATCTAAAAAATTAGCTTTTTCTATAGCTGCATATTTCGTGTACAGATATTTCTTTTCTTTTTGTATACGTCGTATGAAAGCATAGTATATAATCTGTGTGAAATATGCAAAGGGATTTTTAGACTTGTTAGGATCAAAGTTATCGATGTACTGCAAACAGTTTTCAATACCATCAGAAATCATTTCTTCACGAAAAGTATAATTAGCAAAGTTCGGTCTAAACGCAAGATGTGTGGCGATCTTCATTATAGATTCCCCAACGAACATAGGAACTCTTGGTTTTTTATTTCCTAATTTTTCTGCCTCAGCGACAGAGTTTTTATATTCGACCATCGCATCAAATAAATCTGCGTTGTTCACATAGTGCTGTTTCTTTTTCTTTGCCATAAAGATCTCCTAATGGACCGTTGTGTTTGCATCCGGATTCGTTAGCTCATCAAGAGCATCAAGTTCTTCTTCAGTCATCTCTTCATCTTCAAAAACTATTTGCTCATCATCACTTTCTATCTCGCGAGTAGTTTGTAATCGAACATGCGCATAATAATCTGTGATATCATCTGCGAGTTTTCCCTCAGTGATGATGGTAGATTTTTTGACACGCAGTGGTTGAATCATAAAACTTTGCATAGGAACCCAACGAACGAGACTCGTTGTAACGTATCCTGATACAGGATGTTGCTGGGCTATGAATTTAAATGGATAATCAATAGTATAATGGTTTTCATCTTCATCGATAACATTCGCCATTATTTCATCACCATTAACAAGTTTAAAATAGAACGGTTTCATCTGTTGTCCTCAGTTTTATATTGTACAACTTATATGGGAACGCTTCAGAGTTATACATCTTCACACGTTCCATTAGATGATTGAGTGTATAGTTTTTCCTGTTCTTAGTAGAAAAATCATCCGCAATATCAAATAGAGTGCATGACGATTTCGTATCACTCGTTCTCAAACCTCTTCCGATAGACTGTAGCGTTCTGATCCTACTTTTTGTAGGACTCGCAAAAATGACATTATGAAGGTTCCTTATATTTATACCAGTCGAAAAGGTTCCGTATGAGGCAACAATTATGCTGTCATTTGATTGCTCCACTATCTGTCGAACACGTTCTCTCTCTTGCGCTTCTACACCACCCGAAACAAAAAATACATTTTGCTCAGTCGCATCATTTATGATTTCAAATAGTTGCTTGCCATGTTTTTCAACCAGCGCATAAAGAATCAATGTATTACCTTTAAGTGACAGAGCAAGATTTTTGATAAACTTGTTCCGCGCATCGCTAGTTACGATTGCCTCAAGTTCATTTTGGTAATCGCCATCAAGCACATCTTTGCGTAGTTCTTTTGGGTGACTCAGTACAAGTATCTTGATCTTAAGATCAGCCAAGTTCTTATCATCGATGAGAGTGCTTGTATCTACAACTTTTTCTATCGGACCGAACAAACCTTCAAGCACCAGCTCATGCACCTCAGCACCATCGAGTGTGCCAGTCATACCGAAACGATATGGTGTATCTGGCATCTTAGTCATAATAGAAGTTAAACTCTTCGCTTTGAACAAGTGTGCTTCATCACCGATGATAACCTTGTAGTTCTTGAAAAATGGTTTCTTCTGTTCGTAAATAGATTGCCATGTTGAAACAGTTATATCAGTCGCAGAAGTTTTTTCTACACCTGCCATGATACCGTGTACTTCTTTATCGTAACCATACTCTTCAAAATCTTTTGCCATCTGCATGACGAGAGAAACAGTAGGAACAACGATAAGTGTTTTTTGATTATACCAACGAGCGATCAGATAAGCGATCAACGATTTACCACTACCTGTCGGCGAAACTAAAACAGCACGGCGATTGCGCACAGCAAAAGAAAATGCTTGTAGCTGATAATCACGTGGCTCTATCGGCATGTGTAAACTTTTAGCAAAGCCACGTGCTTCAGCGATTGATATTTCATCAGTATCTAAGAGTGCTTCATCGACTTCTATGTCATAGTTGTTAGACAGGGCGAAGTCGCGCATCTTTGTATGCAGACCTGTGTAGATACGACTTTTCTTTGCGTCATATAAGCGGATCTTGCCGTCCCAATATCTTTTACGATAGGATGGCATAAATTTTGCGCCAGGAACCTCGAACGTGAGTAAGTCAGATATTTCTTGACACTGACCTGGCTCACACTCAACAAACGCCCACACTTCATCTAACTTCTTGATCTTGAGCATTAACCCATCGTCAGCCTGTGCCAGTCAATCGCATTTTTTAGTTGATATCCTCTGCTGTTTATCGATCTTATGATTTCTTTTAGAACATCGATCTTTTCTTCTTGGGTTGATATTCTAGCATTGATCCGAATCATCAGCTCATCTGTATCCATATACTCGTTGAGTTCATTCTTCAATATTTTTTCATAGAACTGATCGCGACCAAGTTTTTCTAAATCGTCAGTGTCTGCCTTGCCCAAATAATATGATCTCAGCAGTCTGCGCAGTATAGCGCGGTCGCGGATCAAAGTGCGCAAAGATTTATTTTCATCAACCATCATACCAACATACTTAGAGTGTAGTGACGGTATCCGAACGTTTTCCTTATCTAAATTGAGATCATCAATCTTAGAGTCTTCACGCCAGCTTTCAACTATTTCATCAATGTTAATCATGAGATCATTCTATATTAAAACTCAACGATTGTAAATGGACTATGGCTCAATCCATTGTCTTTGTTGACGTTTATCTTGTGAGTTGGCATTCATGGGAAAACTAATGCTCAGTCGTTTAGACTTTGGGTTGTAGAAGTGATACGTTTGATCAGGGACATATGCTATATCTCCAGGATCCATATCTTGTTCATATACAAGCTCTAAATCTTCCTCTTGTTTTACCCATGTTCTATGTTCGTTGTCTATGTTTTCTGGGATATTTGCATAAACTTTGATATGAGCAGTTCCGTAGAACTGGCATATGATATTAGATGACCAGTCCCAGTGAGCACTGAAACTTTTACTTTCTGATTGGCGCGAAAAGAAGATATGCGCATCAGTCGGTGAGCCTGAGGAGAGCTCGAGCTTTTTGCAAATTTCATTTATGTTTTTGTTGATACGCGAACTATCCTCGAGACAAACAGCATGCTTATCTAACAATCGATCAAACAAACCTATTGGCCAGTTGTTCTGATCGCAACACCATTCTTCACCTCCCCAACTTAATTCACCGATATCACCTATCCAGTTAATTCGTTCTTGTCTCAGGTTAGGGCGAAAGTTGATGTGATTTTTGAACTCATCCATAGTGAATATTTCATCGGGGTTGAAGCAGTTCTTTTCAAACCAAGGTTTCGATTCATTCACACGTTCAATAATAAGATCATCAGGAAACATACTATATCCTTTCTGTTTTGAACTTCCTATATCTAAATGTTACAGATGCCTCAAGATATTCTAAATCAGGTTGAGTCACATCGAACGTCAACTCTGTTAGCGATATAGGAAACACATCCTGGAAAAATATATTTATATGGGGATTTTTATGACTAGTCAACACAGTAAGAGTAGCGTCAGAAACATAGTTAGATGCTTGTGCTGCACCACCTCCTCGTGCTTTAGTTACGAAGGGTGAAGGATTAGACTCAGCGAACTCTTTCGTTTGCTCAAAACTTTCAGGATGACCCAAGCCCACCAGCCAGTCTTCGATTTCAATATAATTAGTTAAGTCTTCATCGACTCGGAACCTGAGTGTAAATGGATCATATTGTAATCTATCCCCAGGTCTGGGTATGATACCGAACGGAGAAGTTTGCTGCTCTATAGGATTAAGTGTGAGAGTCGGTAGAGTAACAGATTGTGTAAAATAATTTACATTCGGAAGTCGCTTTAATTGAAAACGAAAGCCGAGTGGCGAAAGATAATTTAGATTATCTGGTTGTTCTTGAGTACTCATATGTCTATCCTGTCGTGTACTCTATTTATAATATATTATGACCCCTCGTGACATTACTCATAATAGCGTCACAACCGTTAATTGTAAATGGAATTTAAAAAAAAAGGGGAGAGCCTTTCGCCCTCCCCAGTTTTTGCTCGCCTTATGGTTATTATTACATAAGGTTTGAAACAGCAGCCAAACGATAGTATTTGTTAGCTTTGTTTCCGTCGAAGCCACCAATAACTCCATCGGCATCGGTCGTAGCGAACGGATTCGCGACCATTCCGTATCGAGTTTTGAAGCCAATTTTTGGCTGGAAGGTATCTTCGCCGATGGCGCGGACCATTTGCAGAGGCACGTATGGGCAATAGAACAGACCCGCATCGAAAGCACTCGCACCTTTGTAGCCAACCGTGAAGTAGCGGTTGCCAGCATTGGAGCTGAAGTACGGATCGATGTAAACGCGGATCCGACCATTGAGAACACCAGCGAAGGTGTTACCCGTGTCGTCTACATTGAGGTTCGTCGACATCGCAGGGCTGTAGTCAAGCACGCCAGCCATCGACAACGCGGATGCTACATCCGAATCGCAGATCATGACGTTAGCTTTACCCCGACGAGTTGCCTTCGCAATTTCGTTGGCGTCGCGTTCGATCTGGAACAACAGACCTTTGAACTTCTCAACCATCCAACGACCGTTAGAGTCGGTGTCAAGGTTGAAAGTACCAGCGGAAGTGACATTTTCCTGAGCACCAGGAGTTGCAGAATAGTTAATCGTACGAATGACTTCGCGATTGATTTCCGCAAGGATCTCAGCAGAAAGAATATTGCTGAGCTCAGTTTCGGCGTCAAGACCATGAACTGCCTTAAGATCTTGAGCCAATTCCATCGTGTACTCAGCTTTCAGAGCACGAGATACTGCCGTGACAGCAACTTTCTCGACACTGAATGCCATTTCTTGGAAAGCATTCGTAGCACCATCGCCACGAGCTTCCATATCCGCAGTTGAAACACCAGTTGATACGCTATAACCAGTGACAGCTGAGTCAGCAGCACGAGTCGTAGGATCATTGCTGGTTTGAGTTTTACCACCAGTTGCGTTAGCAACAACGAGCTGAGAAGCTGTGTTAGCAACAGCAGAACGCGAGAACGTGGTATTGGCTTCGTCGAACAGAGCTTCGGTGCCAGACTGGCTGCTGAAGCGTGAACGAAGCGCAAAGATTAGACCAGTCGGACCAGTCATAGGCTGAACGCCGCATACGTCATAGGCGATCAGGTTAGGCATGGAACGACGAACGAGGCTGATTAGCACTGGGTCGAAGATATCAACAGCACCGTCAGACGCGGTCGAGGAAGAAGCACCCATCGCGTTCGTAGGTGCAGCCTCGCCCAGTAGTGACGGAGCGTTATATCCACCAGAGCCAACGCCCTGTTCACGAGCCGATTGCTCCTGGTTTTCCAAAAGCTGTGCGACAACGTGGCGTTTGTGAGAGTCACCGATCTTATCTAGATCTGGATGATCAAGAACGGGACCCCACTTTTCCATTAGGTTATCAGACATTTTACTCTCCTTCTCCTTTCGAGATTATTTCAAACAATATTTATAAAATGCTATTTCTTAACTTGTCGTGAAATGCTTGCGACATAGGCACCCATGGCACCCTTGGGGGTCGCAGGTTCCTCATCATCAATTTCAATTGGCTCGTCATCAAAACCAGCCGTTTCGGTGATTACCTCTTTCGGACCATCGAAATAATTTTCGCGGATCGTTTGAAGTTTTTCACGGAAATCTTCTTCGCTTTCAAAATCGACTGCCTCAGATAGAGATTCCATCTTAGCGATTTGAGTTTCGGTCAAACCATCGATTTCTTCAGCAAAAACTACAGCACGCTCGAACTCTTCATTTTTCTTTTTGAGTTCAATCGTTTCTTCAATCGACTCGTTGAGTTTTGCCTCGAGCTCTTCAACTTTGTTAGCGAGCTCCTCAACTACATCAGCCTTCTCTTCGGGGATATCAATGTAGTGATCCTCAAACAAGTTTTTAAGACCGCCGATGAAAGACTCAGCAATTTCGCCACGCAAACCGATGTCTACAGCAAGTTTGTTTTCTTCCATCCAAGACTCAACAACATAATCGAGATAGCTATCGACTTTATCAACAAGTTCTTTATTGAATACTTCAGTAGACTCAGCAAGTTCTGACTCAGCAACCTCAGCAACTTCGGCGAGCTTATCGTTGACTTTAGCAACAACAGCTGTTTCGAAAATTTCGGTTGCTTTTGCTACGAACTCTTCTGAAACTTCGGAACCAGCGAAAATTGCTGCGACATCATCAGTGATATCAAAATCTTCGCGAGTTACTTTTTCGAGCACGACTTCTTCTTTATGCATGCCCTCTTTTTTCATCTTATCTTTATGCATACCCTCTTTGTGCATGCCCTCAGTACCGTACATGCCCATCTTTCCCATCATGGCTTGTAGGTCAGCTTTTTTCATTTGACCCATATGTGCCATGGCAGCGTTAAGCATAGCCATCTTAGTTGCAGGTTTTACTGAGGAGCCTTGAGCCGGAGGAGCTTTATCTCCCTGATTTTTCGATTTCCCTGGAGCTTTCGCAGTTGCTGCTGTTGGCTCAGGAACCTCGGAGGGATCGCCCATGGACGCTTTCTTTGCTTCATCAATGCTCTCATCTTGAGCATCTTCGAGCACTTCGTCCTCGACGATTTTTTCTAGTTCTTCAGACATATTTCTATCTCCTAATTTCCTCATTGAAATTTCTTGACGTCTTATTTATAAAAATGGATCTATAGACCCCTCACTAATTTTTCCCAAACCTTAAGAACCTCAGCCTCAGTGCGTCTCGTTGAAGCAGCTTCTTCGATTTGTTGTTTGGCTGAAGCAATGTCAACCTCATGAAGGATGCCATTATCCCAAACCCATTCTTTGCCTTCCATAATACCTTCAACGAACGCCTGTGGTGCGGAGGGATCAGCAACGATATCGCCAGCGGTTGCGAGATGAAAGTCTTTACCAACCTCCATCGAGTCACCTTTCTTAGCGAGCGTTCCCATACCTCGAGAGGAAACACCAAGTTTTGCGCCTTCGTTCATGAGATTTTTTACAATATTGCCATATGGCGTGTCCATAATCTTAGCTTTTCCTCTGAAGTTATCGCCGTCTTGGCGCAACTCTTTAATCATGTGTGAAACACGTTCGAGGTTGATCGTTGGACCTTGAGGATGACCGAGCTCACCATAAGCACGGTTCTCCGCAATATATTGTTTATTATAACGGTCGACTTCTTTCTTCAGAACATCAACGGGATAGACTCGACCGTTTTTGTTCTTGATATTACCTTGCATGAAAACGCCTTCAATGAAGTAATTTTTCTTTCCTTCTTCATTAAGATCGTCTTCAACTAGGCATTGAATATCTTCGTTGACTTCGCAGATCAGTTTCATTTATCCGCTCCCCTTCGCAACTTTCGTGCCAACTGTATCTGTGTTACCTGCATTGATTGTATCTGTTGGTTGTTTTTCGATTATGATCATTTCACCTGCATTGAGGAACACTTGAGCCTGACTCGCGCCACCATAATCACCACCACCATTTATGATAGAGGCTGTATTTGCTATGGTTAAGGTTCTATCTGTGGAACCTGTGTTAACCACTAACACAGAAGTTGCTAGGAAAACATTTTTCGCTGAATTAAGTTGAACTGTGTTCGATATGGGTCTAACGCGCATCTATGAACTCCTATTTGTTTCCCATGGCGAAGTCAACCATCTTCATCATTCCTGTGAAATCTTTGTTGACGGTTTGCTCAAATTTTTGTTTATTACCAGAGTTCAGTTTGCCATGAGCCGAAACGAGAGCTTTAGCCGTATCAGGATCGACAGATTCGAAACGACCATTGGAAAAGCGAACACGCCCTTCGCGCTTGCTTTTGGCTATCTTTTGAATATCTTGAAACGCAGTTTCTTCTAGCTCAACACTTTCCTTGACAGGATTTACTACCCGAAGATCACCAAATCTTTTAGGTATAGCTTTGCTCTTATCAGGATTTTTAGAACCGTCGTGATTCACTTTGACATCACTAGAACCTTGCTTGATTACAGGTTCACCTGCCTTTTCGTAACCCTTATGCGGTCCCCCAGGTTTAGTAGCTCCCTGAAATACATCGTCACCAGCAACAGGATGCTTTTTCTTTTCAACTTTGTGTTTGCCTTTGAAGTCGCGCTCGCCTTTCGCGCGTGGCTCAAGAGATTTAGTCTCATCATCCTTTGGGTCATATGAGTATGGATCGTCAGCCTCTGACCGACGTTCCTCTAATTTTGAGCGTTTGTTGAGCTGCTCTACAAGCTGCGAAAAAGATTTAGACATCAGGCTCAGGTTCCTCTGCTTCTGGTTCGTCTACTTCGACCTCGAGTTCTTCAGGTTCTTCTTCAGGCTGGAGATATGAAGCAGCAACCTGCGTCTTTCTCGCATCGATTGCGTCACCTAGACGATCCATGAGAGCGGACTGTATACTTGACTGAAAGTCGGCAGCATTACTATCTCTAGCAGCCGCGATCGCTTGTTCAATATCGCTCATAAAATATCTCCTGTTATCTAAAATTCACGATTATTTATAATTCGTTGGCTGTTGGTTGGGCTTGCGGCTGATCTTTTTCTTCAGGCGGCTCAGCTTCTGCTACGAGCACAGCACGTAAAGTTGCAATCCTACCGAGTTCCGAACCTTCGAACGCACCTCGTTTAGCACACACATCAATCACGTTAATCATACCAAGAACATGTTCTTTTTCCATATTGTAATCCTTTCTTAATCATCAATATATGATAATGAAATAAACCACTCCGATAATTCTTTGATTCCGAGACAGGTATATATCGAAACCTTGTTAGCTGCTGTGGTTGGTTGTGGAACAGATGAAGAATTGTTTATAGAAAATCCATCTGTTGCCGAAAAATCTACAGTTCTATTACCTGAGCCATCCTGCTTCACAACAATTGTAATAGTTTTTACGCTGTTATCAGGATAAGTTGATAAAGCAGGAAGTGTAAATGTTACGTTGCCATTCAATGTATAGAGTTGGATATTGTCGCTAGTATCAAGTGTTTTAGCGGTTCCCGAGTTGGCTAGTGCGCTAGCAGACTCAGTAAACTCATCAAGCATGTTATTATTAAGAGTCAATGATTTACTGCTACCGTTCATCACGATTCCACCTGTAAATGTAGAATCTTGCTCTGAATCAAGAGTCAGCGTAGTAGTTAAACCAGCTGCTTTCCCTGTTTGAAACACTATAGTATTCGCAGAGCCTTGTTTGATTGCAGTATTAGCACCTAAATTTAATTGTACATCAGCACCCGAAAGGACCAAGTCCCCACTCATTGTGCTGCCAGTTTTGAGAACTACATTCGCAACTTGAGCTCTATCACTTATCAATAAACGAAGAGCAGTGTTCGTCGCTGTTATCCCGCTTCTCGCCAAGGTATCTGTCCCACCACCAGATGCAGCAGCGAAAGTGAAAGTTGAATTAGCATTGTTAAATTTTAAAAAATGACCATCACTGGGTGTTATGTTAGCAACATCGCTCAAATCTCGTAGATTTACCACAGCATTGGCAACCTGTAATCGGTCGCTGACCAAAGTTCTAATAGCAGTGTTTGTACCAGTCAGATTTGTATTGAGATTGCTGATAGCTGAGTTTGTATTAGCGAGAGCTGCCAAAGCAGCGACGTTGGCTACTTGCGCGCGATCATTTATTAACAGTCTAGCTGCCGTGTTTGATATAAAAGTAGCATCTGGATTAGAGTTGATAGTTACAAAAGTTGAGTTGCCTGACGCGGTTACAGTCGATCCGATAAAATCAAGAGTTGTAATATTAGTTCCTACATTAGTTCCCTCTTCTTTTATAGTGAGACTGCCGCCAGCATCAGCACCAACGAACGTGCCAGATGCAGAGTCATATTTGAGGAACTTTCCGTTTACTAAGGCAGTCGCTCTGTCAACATCATCTAAAAATTCTAATCTGACCTCACCGCTACCACCACCGCCGCCGCTTCCTGCAGCAACTTTAGAAATTCTGTCATTGATTTGTTTGACAGTTACCTCGAGTCGCTCTTCTAATTTAGTTACATCAGCGTCGGATCCAGGATCACCTTTTTCTCCTTTCGGTCCAGTAGGTCCTATTTCACCTTTCGGTCCAGTTTCTCCTTGAACTCCTTGAGGTCCGACTGCACCTGCAGGTCCTGGTGGACCTTGTTCGCCGAGCAAACCTTGTTCACCTTGTGGACCTTGTGGACCCTCCGGTCCAGGAAACCCTTGTTCCCCAAGCAAACCACGTTCGCCTTTTTCGCCTTTTTCACCCTGTAAACCGCGCTCGCCTCTTGCCCCGATAGGTCCAACTGGACCCTGCACACCTTGCTCACCCTGTTCGCCTATAAAACCACGCTCACCTTGTGGACCAGGATCTCCCTTTTCGCCTTTCGGTCCAGTTTCGCCCTGATAACCCTGCTCACCTATTAAGCCACGCTCACCCCGTGAACCACGTGCACCAGTATCGCCCTTGATACCCTGTGGTCCAACCTCTCCCTGTGGTCCAGTTAAACCAGGATCGCCTTTCGGTCCAGTAAGAACACTGCTTTCATGGAATTTTTCTATATTTCTTATTTGTGTTTCAAGCGATTCACGAAGAAGTTCTATCTCCTCAGTGATAATTTCACTCGAGTGCTGCTTTGCTAACTTAAGAGCTGCAGCAAGAAGTTTAGCTTCCTTTAATTCGCTGACGACACTCATAGATCATCCTTAATCTCGTCTTTTGTCACTTTATCTAGAGCTTTAGTCATGCTCTCTATGAGTAATTTATCTTCTTCAGAAAGAGGTTTTTCTGGTTCAACTGAACTATGTATTTCAACAATTTGATTATTAGAGTCGGGCTTGACTTCCTCCTCCTGTGGCGGATCTTCCTCAGGTTGATCTGAGTCACCTCCTTCGCTCTTTATCTGAGCATCGATCTCAGCGATTTCATCTTCAGTGAATCTGAGAACATTTTTGCGAATCCATTCAGCTGAGAAAAACTTTCCTTCAAATGCTTCAGCTTGTTGAAGTATGGAAAGTCGCGAGTTGATGAGTTCTTGTTCTTTGAGTTCGGTGAAATAGTTATCTTTCATGAAGTCATATTTCACATTATTTTTCATTGATCGCCACTCTGTGCGAGACATAACACCAGTTAGAGCAAGTTGTATTTCAAGCAACTCGTCGAACAGCATGCTGAATCTATTTCGTAAACGACTGACAAATTTAGTAAACTTCAACTCATCGCGTGATATTTCACTGGCTCGACCAAGGTTGAACGCATTATCAGCCTCAAGTCTCGACACTGGAACATTGAGTGACATATAAAGTTTTTTGCGGAAGTAATCTACGTCCTCCATTTCACCGAGGTTCTGACCGCCAGGAAGTGTGGTAATTTCGGTTCCACGACCGCCCTCACGACGAGGCAACCAGTAATCTTCGAGCATCGTCATAAACTTACGATCGTCTCTGACCTCGCCTGTATTTGCATCATAGACGAGTTTATTTTTATGTTTCGTCATCATGTCGCGCAAATATTGCTCGGCTTTCATCTTCGGTAAGTTACCAACATCAATGTAAAATATTCTTCGCTCGGGTGCACGCGCGAGACGATAGATAACAACAGCATCCTCAAGCATACGCAGTTGATTCATTGGCTTAATTGCTTTTTGCAAGTGACCGAGGATCATCTTATTTCGACCATCCATCAAACCACAATGAATGTGACATATGCTATCTGGTGAAATTTTAATACCCTGTGACGCCTGTTGCGCACCAATACCTGAGTGATTGTATAAGTAATATTCATTGTATGCGGGTGCAGGTTTTAAGCCACGTGGTGGCGGTGGTTTGTTATTGATTTTTTTAGCTGGCTCACGAACCTTTCGTATCCTACGAGGATCGATGTAACGTAGTTCCTTAATTCCTTCGCGTGGTTTCTTTTCGTCGATCATGATATGATAGTACAAACGCCCATCGATATACCATCGTTTGAATATATCGTACGAAATATTAGAAAGATCGAGCATCTCGCCAATCTTATAAAACTCTTCGCGGATGCGATTTTTGACACGCGCTGGTTGTTTTACCTGATCCAAATTTAATTCAACAGGAACCGAACGTTCATTAGTTACAATGGCTTCATTAACAATATCTTCGATCGCACGCTCACACTCAGGTTGCATTGAGAGCTCGCGATATTTTGTAACGAGTTCTGCCTCATTTTTCGCTGTACCTTCAACATCAAGAACCTGACCATAAACGCCGCCAGAAGCAACTTCAATCGCACCATCCTCATTCGGTGGCGGTGCGAAAGAAGGTATTTCTTCAGCACGTTGCGCTGCATCGTCAGCGCGACCGATTCTAAATCCAAATAATTCAACTGCCATATCTTTTTCCTAATAGAAATGGAGACCGCCAACTTTATTTAGCGGTCTCCACTCAAGCAATTTTTGTGTCGCCCGATCAACTGATCGCTGCTCTATTAGACCACTAAGGTGCCAGTCGTAGTTGGAGCAACCACCTGCCAGTAATCATACTGAAACTCAACAGGGAAAATTTCGATCGCATCAGCATTATCCCAATCGAGGTCAATCGCTCCGACATTAGTTGGGAAGATGTTAATAAACTCATATGTGCGAACCACATCGCCAACTTTATTGTACTGACTGACTGTAGCAGTTGTGCGATAACTCGCTAGTGTTGAAAGACCACCATCGCGCAAGTTGGCTTGATGAGCATTGATTGCATTACTCCATTGTTCCATTGCCTGACGAATCACAAAATCTTCGTCATTGAGAACTGTTACTGTCCATGGTTCAAAGGTTCTTGTACCAGCCATCTTAACTTCACGCCCAAAATATCTTTGGGGTATAGTGCTCAAGATACTAGCAGGAATCTGAGCAGAACGACAGGTAAAAGACATTCTTTCACCGATTGCTGGAACCCCAGCTGGAGTATCGACCGTTACACTGAATAGTGAGGGGCGAGCACCGCCGAACGGTAGACCAGCAGAGGCAAACTCTGTTACATTAAATGGCATATCCTATATCTCCTCTTTACCTATATTTAGCCGAACTGACCGACGATTTCAGAAAAATCAACACCAGTCCGAACTGCAACAAAGTTGAGTTGGATAAAGTTGATTGAACGAGCAGGTTTGATGAAGATATCACCGACAAACTCGTTTCTATCAATTACCTCGCCAGTGTTATTGGTTTCGTCACATACGACACGGAAGTCAAATATACCACGACGACCCTGAACATCTCTGAGGAAAGGCTCGACCAAGTTTCTGAACTGCGCTCTAGTGAACTCATCATTAAACTCAAAGAGCGAAAACTTAGCTGCAGTTGCAATCGCTTTTTCAAGAACGATGAACAACCGACGCACATTGATACGATCAAAAGCACTCGGCTTATCAAGCATCGTTTTATCACCGAAGAGCAAAGTTCCTTGACCAGCCTGAGTAATGACAGGATTGATTCCGTTTTTATAAAGTTCATCACGCTGCGTTTTATTAGGATTGAATGACAGCTTGACCACATTTTTCATAATACCGCGATTAAATCCAGCTGGTGAGTACCAAGGGTCGCGAGTATTATCGGAGCGAACCATGAGACCAGCGGTATCACCATTCAGCGGAACATATCGGAAAACATCGTTGTATTTGTCATACTGATATTTAAATCCACTATCCATGAAAGCGAATGAAGTTGATCTGAGACTGTTACGGAAAGCGATAGTGTCTACGACTTCTTTACCAACGTAACTGGAGTTGTTGACAACATCGGCACGCTCTGGTGAAATACATACGATACAATCCTTTCTAAACTCGGCGATATTATCGATCGCGTGGAGCGCACGAGTCGCGCCACCAGCAGAGTTTAGAATGAATGAAATATCCACAACCTCTGGATCTTTGAACTCATCTAGAGCATTGATATAGTCTGCGTCGGATGGACCCTGACCATCTCTGCCATTAACCAGAGAAACATTATTAACTGTAGAAGCAGCACCGAATGTTTTACCTAGTTCAGCTCTTGTTCCCCAGTTGGTTGTTGTACCGTTATGAGCAGCCCACCAAACCCACTGCGATGTATTATTGATAACATCAACATAGAAATTATTGCTGCCATCATCAGTTTTCGCATCGCTCGCTTTTGAAAGTTTACTGAACCTTTCGATTACAGAGTTCGCAGTTCCATAGATACCACCGTCTTCGTCAGCAACGATAATATGCAGCTCGTCGGTGCTAGAGCCAAACTTGCTAGCGAAGTCCGAGGTTCCAGGAGCAGTATCAAACTCATTAAAGAACTCCCAGCGACGAGTTGGCGAAACACCAGTGGTCGTATTAGCAACCACATTGTTACCAACATATTTCGTTTGAAGCGTGAGCAGGAAGTTATTAGTAATCGTCGCGACCTTACGTGGTGTTCTATCGGGTCCAGCAAGAATAATATCACCGACTATCAATTCGGTGCTAAATGCTGTTCCGTTACCTGTAACCGTGACACTGTTATTTGTAAATGCGACATTACCTGTCAAAGTGCTTTCGAAAGCAGCTGAGCTTGGGCAAACTGAAACTCTAATATTGTTTCCAAGTTCACCTGGAAATTTCGCTACCCAGCCACCTACGTTAGAAATCCCTGAGGAAAAGTTTTCGTCATAGTCATCATCGTTTTCGATAAAGGTTCTTGCGGTGTTAGCTGAGTTACCTGTGGCATTTTGAGCTTGTGTACCAGTTGATTTAGAAACAACACGAACAACTTGTAGTGAGTTACCGTATGCGAGAAAGTTCGCTGCGGTGAAAAAGTCTGAAGCTGTATTAGAGTTTGGACCAGTTACAAAAAACTGGTTTACCAAAGTATCCTCGCTATCTACAAGAACACGTGTATTTGACGGACCCCAAATCGAGTGCATCGCGATAGCACCTGTCGTGGTCGCTACTGCAGGCACAATCGTCGTTAGGTCAATTTCACTGACATTAACGCCAGGAGAAATTTGAAATGGCATAATTCAATCTCCTCTTTTCTCTGAATAACTCAAAGTTTTCTTAGTTTTTTTGTTATCACGGGATTATTTATAAAAATCGCGCCTTACAAACCCGAAGACCAAAATCCCTCATCAGCTCTCCCACGTTCTATATTCAGGACATCATCGCTTTGACCATCATCGATAAATCCTGGAGGAGTCAAGTCATCAAGCATTGCATGATATTTTTCCTCAGCTAGTCTTGCCCTGATATCAGTATCTGTTAATTCTCTAAAAAATGGTTGCCTCGTGAGCCAAGCGAATGCTACCATCGTCATAACTACATCATCATGTGCGCCTTCTTCAGCTTCGTAGGACTGTCTCCTTGCTACAAATGTAGACAGCTCCTGTATAGTTTCAAAATCTTGTACTATTAGCTTATCAGACTCAATCATATCTTTCAATGTCTGACAACCGATTCTCTTAACCTGTTTTGACATTCGGACACCTAAATTAGTGCCACCACCGAAACCACCACTGATTTGTTGTCCTGCTCTGCCTTTCATAACAGTAGACAACATATTGTCATACTCTAATTCATTATGTAGTGTTTCGGCGACCGTACCTCCGATATCGTTATTTTCTACTAAAACGAAAGCGTCATTATACCATCTAGCATATCTGTGTATCACCTCTGGCAAAAGCATCGGTGATATTTCAGCATTTCTGTACTTTGCCACTTGCCGATATGGTATTTGAGTCACATCAAATACAGAAAAAGCAGAGTAATCTAATCCCACACCGTGTGAAACGTCGGCAGATATGACATATGCATGGTTTTTCTGAGGTTGTTCTAAATAATCTAACCCCCAATCTTCCTTTTTGAACTCAGTAAATGCGAGACTTCGAAGTTTAGTAGGAGCGATCAATGTATTTACACTACCTATGAACTCACATTCAAACTCTTGTCTAAACTGATCTTCGCTAGTATTTTTTATTGTTTCTTCACGCCATTTATCATCTCGTCCAGGAACGTCGCGCCAATGTACCTCGATAGGAATATAATTGCTACGATGCTCCATCGCATCGGTCCACATTTTATAGAAATGATTTAGACCGTTAGGCGTTGAAACGATGATAATTTTTGATGTGGTACCAGATGATATCGTAGGATACACGGATGCGAAAAACTCTTCAGCTAAGTTCATACCAACGAATGCGAACTCATCTAAGAATATCAGGTTGTATGAACCACCTCGAATCGCTGATGATGATGTAGAAGCTGCTACAGCCTTCGATCCATTTTCTAGTTCTATATTACCTTTGTTCCATGTGATAACACCCTGCTGTAACCACTTCGGCAAGTTTTCGTATGAAAGTTGTATCTTACCAAGTAGATCGCGAGCAAGCTGCCCTTTGTTAGCTAGAATCGCACAGTTTTGATTGTCATTGAAAAGAATATTCCACAGCATATATCCCACAACTGTGGTAGACTTACCGCTCTGACGTGGTAATTTACATATGGTGAAACGATTATTAACAAACGTGTCAACCATTTTTTCCTGAAAGTCATAGAGATTGAAGGAAACTAAACCTTTATCAACATTGACAATTTTAATGTAAGTTTCTATGAAATACTTGGCATCCTTCGCACATTTGACATACTCTTCGATTTGTTCCTTCGTAAAATCAATTTGAACGCCAGGAGCTTTTAGAAGTGGGTTACCGAGGTATGTTTCAGCCATCTATGACTTTCCTCGGATTAACTATTTTTTGAAGATCTGCAGTGCTACCAACGAATAGATTGTTAGTCACTTTGTTTGGACCTTTATCATCCTCTTTTTCGATATCTTTCTTTTTCTTTTGTATATCGAGTAGGTTTGAGTTTGCATCACTCAGTGTCTTTATCAGCGTGCTAACAACCTCGTATGCGCGTGGATGTTGGCTCGCATTAGCAACATCGCATAACTCGTCAAGAGCCTTTGACCCTTTACCGATTATGTCGTGAAGGTTTTCTCGAGCGAACTCATAATCATTGTTCTTTATAACTACAGGAACCTGCTCATCTGCGATTTGTTTTTCGACTGGCAGATTAAGCATATCCTCTAAGTTTTTTTCGAGCTGAGTTTTCATGGCTCATCATTCCCTGTTTTAGGATTGTAATCTAATCCATCAGTGAAGAAGAACGTATTTACAGCGAATCCGAAGTTACTGTTTGCGCTAATCAAAGAACGATCGACGGATGCAGCCGAGTTAGCGGTCGGCGAACCATTAGCTAACTGCCCAGGAACTATGACTATCCTACTGGAGCGACCAGTTCTACCGATATCAGTAGAGGTGACATCACCCACACCATTCGCTGCTGCCAAGTCGACTTGAACTCTTGTGATAAGACCAGAGCTGCGTATGGGTCCATAGAAGTATCCTTTGATAGTGAAGTTGAGTGTGTATATTAAGGCACGACGAGAAACGAAGTCACCCTCATAAGTATCCTCAACCGCAACATCGTTCAATATAGTCGGAATATCCATCTTAATATTCATGGATGGAATGAGGTTGACTGTATTAGTCCACTCAGGTCCGAAAAACGGTAAGATTTGCTCTAATATTTGTGCACCATCATCGGCGTTTTGAACGAAAATAGATAGTGCTACACCAATATTGTATGGCACTGGTGTAAATTGATAGTTCTTTACTGTTGAATCTGATGTCGAAACCGATGAATTTTTTATCGTTTGCTGTAGTCTTCGAGTCGAATCGTATGTATAACTAACAACCTCAAACCCCATACGTGGAAGTTGTAACGCCACCTCGCGGTCTAAATTAGGATCTTGACTTATTCTAACAAGAAATTTTTCTTTCGGTCCATAGGCAATCGGAACGGCGATAGACTGTATTACAGTTCCTGAGTTGTTAAGTCTCTGAACAACGATATCGTTAAACATGTTGCCGAACATGACAACATATTTGCGAATCGATTGATTATAAAACTGCGACCCAAACATTAGTATCTATCGACCTCCGAAAAAGGATTCGTTTCGCTGAAGTCAATAAAATCGAGCGACTGTTGCGTGAAGAACTCGTTGTTTGCTGCGTTGTCTGTAGTTTCGAGCCTGTATTCCTGAACGATATAATCACCATCTTCGCCAGTCAGCGTATCGCCGTTTTCTAATGTAAACTGATAGAACAACTGATCTGCTGAGTAACTCAACTCGAGTGAATCTATGGCAGTGTTGCCAGTATCTAGCTGTTGACTGCTGTACTGGAACAACTCACATGCTAAATCATATGTATAGAGCTTACCGTGAGGATAGAATATTTCCTCATGCTCCACAAACTTTATTTCATAGAGCTTTTCATTAAGGGGGAAAAATATCAGATCTCCCTCGTTAGGTCTACTCGATGTGATAGAGTATCCATTCGCCGAGCCTGTTTCTAGCATAAGTGAGTGTGAGTTGGAATAAGCACCAGTGTTTGCAGTTTCTATCTGATAGTTGAAACCAACCTCGTCGATAAGTTTTTCTGTTGTGATTTGATCCCAGCGTTTTCTCGCCATCGTAAATGTAACTTGGTCTCGGATCTCTAGCCCAAATTTAGAAAGAAAGTCGCCCTCTCCCTCAAATCCGGTCGTATTTTTGATATACATTTCGAGATCGACTGCAGTTTCAAACTTCGATAAAATATCCTCACCAAATAAGTCATCCTCCTTTACAAGTGTGCGTGGCATGTACTTGACATCCTGACCGTAAATTTTGATTGACTCAACAATCAAATCGTCTTGGGTATCTTGCTCACGTCCATATGTGAAGTTGTTGAAATACTTATTAGTGGTCATTTATTATCCAACCATATCCATAACAGGCAAGCTATGTGTGCTATTCAGTTCTTCCTCAATTTTATTAATTTCTTCAGTCGCCTCTTCCCATATTTTTTGACCGTTGAACTGTATCCCGCCTGGAAGTTGCATTCCCTCAAACTTTTTGAGGTTCTCACCCCATTGTCGTTTGATCAGGGCAGTTGCATACTTCTTAAGCCAAGGATCATTCCACACATCAGCATAAACATCTGGATCTAAAGTCTTATATCCATCAATTATTATATACTCACCGAGTGCTACATCCTCCGACCATTGCATGTCAATGTGTAGTTGGTCTTTGTGCCTGTTAAATCTGATTGGCTTAGATCCTACGAATATTTCTTCGAGAGTTTCGACATGACGCATAGCCATAACATAACTCACATAAGAGCTGCTCGAAAAATCGAATAAATCATTTAGATGAATCTGATATCGGATATTAAAAAGATTTGAGGCATTTATTGCATCTCCGATATCTAGAACACGTATAACACCAACAACATCCTCTTCAAGAGTGATGTATCCATTATCCTTATCTGTTTGTGTGACCTCATGTGATATCAGGACACGCTCTGTTCCATCGTAATGATAATCGCGGAACTTAGCGAGAGCATCGTCTATACGATCTTGAGTTTGCTCTTCGTCCACATTGATATCAATTACAGGCGATCCTAGTCGACGAAGGCAATAATCCTTGAACGTGCTTCTTGAGGTAGGTATAGCCATCCGAGCCTCCGAAAATTATTTCTGAGGCTATTTATAATCTTAGGCTGTTAGATACTTGTAATACGGATGAATCGTTAGGAAGTTGTATCCTGTCTTACTTTCCTCAATCCAGTTTGAGTACTTAGGATGACCATCAACATACCAAGAACCATCTTCTTCAGTGCTGCAATATGTCGCATTGTTCGCCTGATGAAACGATTTTTCGATAGCAATAACTTCATTATTAGAGGTTCCCCCTGAAACATATGCTTGCCGAACTGAAATCCATGGGTCTGTAATGAGTGATAGCAAATCAGCTGGTAGTTCCTGAACAGCGTGTATGCTACCGAGATTCGCATCGAGTAATGGGCAAGCAAGCTGGGTAGAACCGAAACTATATTCATCTGCAAATATTTTTGCAGCTGCCTTTCGACGTTGAATATGATCATCGTCGAAATCTTCTGCAGTGTGGTAGAGAGCAACTTTATCAAACGAACCTTCCGATGCTTTGTGAATCAATTCTAGATCCGGAGAACCGCACCAGTTAGGTGTATATCCGTCAGCCAATGTTAAAACTGTGTATGTAAATGACGCTACATTAGCATTTAACCAAGTTGCTATCGCTTGAGCAGCCTCTTTTTTTGACCTATCTACACGTGCAGCATAGATTTCATTGTATGCTCTCTTAGGAATGTTCATGTAATAACAAGTGACGGTATCTCCATTTGAAAGTAACTTCCAAAGATTGTACGTTGATTTAAGATTAGGTTTTAAATGTGTTGCTACAGTTGCCATGATCGTTCCTATGAAGTTTTGACTGCTGCGTTGGCGAAATTAGTT